ATGACTACAGAACCCGAAGCCCGCGCCTTCCTCACCGACCTGACCCGCCTCACCCCGGCACTCGATGACGCTGTCCTCGACTCCGGACTGCCCGCCGCCTCCGGTGAGAACGCCGGCATAGCCCGCAGCCTCCCGAAGTCCAAGTCCCCGTGCTCCGACAGGCCGGGGGACATGCGCCGCGACGCGTTGGCCTTCGTCGAGCAGTGGGCCGGGAACCTGAGCAGTGACCTCACGATCTGGCAGTCCGACACGGAGAAGACCGGCCCCACCCTCACCCCCTGGGGCCGCTGGCTCCACCGCCACCGCGTGGACCTCATTGCCCGCCCCTGGTGGCCCGACGCCGAAGGAGAACTCCGCGACAAGGTTCACCGGCCACTGGCCGACCAGTTCACGCCACCCCTCACCGCCCGCGAGAACCTGCCCGCCGGCCCCCTCCCACCCTGCCTCACCGAGCAAAAAATGTGCGACGCATTCCACGTCCGGCCAGCGACCATCCGGTCATGGAAGAACCGGAACAAGATCCGCGACTCAGGTGCTACGAAGCGCGTCCTCGTCCGCGGTGAAGCCGAACACCACCGCCTGTTCGAACGCTGCGATGGAACACCCTGGCCCACCGCATGAGCACACGGTACCCGCGCCGACCGTTCACCACGCTCAATGACTGTCCACAGTGAGGCGCCACCACCGTGCATCCCTGGCACCTCCCGCCCGTTGAGGATCAGGACATGGATACCGACGCGGACCGGGAAGCGGAAGCCGCCGACATCATCAACTGGAGAGGCGCGACTGTCCACGTCTGGAAGACCCTGGTGCGGTACCGGGCAGACCACACCACCTGCGATGTCATCCGCGAGTGCGCCCGGTGCCGCACCCACTGGCCTGAACGATGAACCGGAAGGTCTTGCGGGGTGCAACAAACCCGTGTTTAGATGTTCCTAATGCAAGCGTGCCCCTGATCTTCCCCGGCAACCGGAGAGGGCTAGGGGCTTTCGCATGCGCCATCCCGGTCGTGGGGCCGAGGAAGGCGACGGTCTGGTACACCGTCGCCAGTCATGGTGGAACCCCCCCAGGGCAATGTCGAGCACAGCTCCACACCCTGGGGGACGCCACTACTTACGAGAGCTCCGACCCTTCTTTTTCTCGCTCCTACGATCAAGCACGCGGTTAACAACACGAGTCACGACCCAGCTCCCGGCAGTGACAAGCGCATATCGGAAAATCCTCTGCATGGTGGGACTCTCTCACTAGGCAACGATGGAAGCCCAGGATACCAACTACGACCGTCGAGGATGGCCGCTTGGCAATCGCCGTCTTAACGCACGCAACGCTCTCGAACACTCGGGGGCACCCTATCCGGCCCACCGTCTACTGTCACCAGTTCCTACATCAGACCCGAATAACGACGATATCGCTGCCGGTGACACCGTGACCTTCACTTTGACGGATGAAGACGGCAAGGACTACGAGCTGACCAATGTCCCCGTCCGGGTGCAGCAGTCGGGGCACGAGGATTACGGTACCGATGGCATGGAGGACAGGGAAGGGATGTAGCGGACCAAGCTGCTTGGCCGACACTTCCGACACCATCGTCGGTTTCATTCGCGGCTAGTCTCCTCGGGAGCCCCACACCCTCACTGTCTCCGGGTGGTGGGGGTTTTGCCGTTTCAGTCCTGTGGATCAACACTTCCGGTAGCGTGATCTTCGGGTTAAGCTCGGGGTATTCCCTCCCCAACGGTCCCGTTGCTCCACAGCCCCCACCGGCACACGTCGGTGGGGCCTTTTCTCGTGTCTGAGGGAGGGGAGTTTTGCCCTTATCTGCCCTCCCCAGACCTTGGTCACCCCAGATTCCCCAGACGAGCAAGACATTTCAGAACATGCTGACCTGCGTGACCGCAAAACCAGCTGTTGGCGAGACCCGCCCACTTCTTCGAGCTCAAGCGCTCGCGGACCGAGGGGCCGGACGCCACGGCGTAGACGAGAGGGGCCGGGTGGGACAGTAAGTCGGACGGGAAAAGTTTTCCGGTTTTGTCGGCGACACCGGTTTGGGTCCGATAGTGTTGTGCGCAGTGCACCGGGAATTCCCCGGAGACGGCACGATACCCCTTCTGACTTCCCCTAGGAGAACACCCATGGGCTCTCTCGACAGCATCGGCGCCTCCCTCGGCGACCTGACTGACCTCATCCACATCCTCGTCGGCCTGCTCAAGGGCGACGCCTCCGTCCTGAGCACCGACGGATCCATCGCCGGCAGCTTCGGCGGCGAGGGTCTCGGTTCCTCCACCGGGGAGTAACGGCATGGAACCGTTTTCCCAGCTCCTGTCTGACCTGGGCGATCTCAAGGACATCCTCCTGGGTGTCCTCGCCGGAAACGGTGGAGACGTGCTGAGTACTGAAGGTTCTCTCGCCGGCAGCTCAGGTGCCGGTGAGATCGCCGGTAGTGGCGTCGGTTCGGTGATGGGTTCGCTCGGCATCGACGAGGACACCGTCGGCCGGATTCCGACCAGTTGGCCGGACCTGATTACCGCAGGGTCCTGACCGGCCCCGGCCCCCGGCTCCACACGGCGGGCACCTGACATGACGTCAGGTGCCCGCCGTTGATGTGTGGTCACCCGTACCTGAGGGGTAGAAGGTGAGTACCCCCCCCTTAGATATTTCGGGTACCTAAGGAATAAAGTGTCACCAGACATTCATAATTCTTATGATATTCACACTTTCAAGGGGTGTCAACCATGCTTGACACGATCAAGGCCTTTGTTTCTGATCTGACCCAGTTCGTCCACATCATCGTCGGTCTGCTCAAGGGCGGCGCTGGGGTCCTGAGCACCGAAGGCTCCCTGGCCGGCAGTTTCGGTGGCGAGGGTCTCGGGTCCTCCGCCGCGGATGTCGCTGACAACGCCGCAGGGGAGTAGCAGCATGGGAAAGTCTTGACATCCTCGGTCTTCTCAGCGACCTCTGGAAGGAAGTCGGCCCGCTCAAGGACATCCTCCTTGCGGTCCTCGGGGGCGACAACAGTCAGCTCAGCTCCGAAGGCTCCCTGGCCGGAAGCAGTGCCGCCCGGGACACCGCCGGCAGCGTCGTCGGCTCCACGGTCGGTTCACTGTGGGGGCAAGATCTCGTGAACAAGCTCCCGAGCACCAACGGCCAGGCGTATTCGTCGGCGGAGGAACTCGGGATCCTCGACGACATTCTCGGCGCGCTCTGATCCCGCCCTCTCCATTCCTGCCCTACCGTGCCCTCGCTCGTTCCTGTCCGATACACTCACTGACATGCGTATCTACCTCGGCGCCGATCACGCCGGTTTCGACATGAAGAACATCATCGCCGACCACCTCAGGGCCAAGGACGGCATCGAGGTCATCGACTGCGGTGCCCACACGTACGACGCCGAGGACGACTACCCCGCCTACTGCATCGAGGCTGCCAAGCGGACCGTCGCCGACGAGGGCTCCCTGGGCATCGTGCTCGGCGGCTCCGGCAACGGTGAGCAGATCGCCGCGAACAAGGTCCCCGGTGCCCGCTGTGCTCTCGCCTGGTCCGTGGAGACCGCCAAGCTCGCCCGCGAGCACAACAACGCCCAGCTCATCGGAATCGGTGGCCGGATGCACTCCGAGGAGGACGCCCTCGCCATCGTCGACGCCTTCATCACCCAGGCCTGGTCTGAGGCCGAGCGTCATCAGCGCCGCATCGACATCCTCGCCGAGTACGAGAAAACCGGCGTCGCCCCCGCCCTCCCGGAGGCCTGAGTTTCCCTCCCGTCGACCCCCTGAGATCCCCCTGTCAGCCTTCGCGGCGACGGGGGGATCTCTTGTCGGACCACTCGGTCACCACCTCGGCGTCCCACAGCGTCAGACCGTGGACCTTCGCCACCGGCTCGGGGGCGCGTCCCCGGGTCGCGTAGCTGGTGAAGGTTCCCCTGGCGGTTCCGGAGAAGTCGGCACACTGCTGAGCGGTCCACAGCTCGTGGCCGGTGTCCGCGTCTATTATTTTCGGTCTCATACATTCACAGTCTACTGAAAAATCATGGACGGCCAGGGGGTGCGGTACGACCACAACGCGTCTATGGTCGGTTTCTATGGCACGTACTTATGCAGAACAGCTCGTCGACGCCCTCGAGGCACAGGGCGTCCGGCGCATCTTCGGTCTCGTCGGCGACAGCCTCAACCCCATCGTCGACGCCGTCAAACGCAGCAGCATCGAATGGTTCCACGTCCGCAACGAGGAGGCCGCCGCGTTCGCGGCCGGGGCGGAGTCCCTCGTCACCGGTCGGCTGGCGGTCTGCGCCGGTTCCTGCGGCCCGGGCAACACCCACCTCATCCAGGGTCTCTATGACGCCCACCGCAACGGCGGCAAGGTCCTGGCCATCGCCAGCCACATCCCGTCGCAGTTCATCGGCTCCCACTACTTCCAGGAGACCCACCCCGAGGCGATCTTCCAGGAGTGCTCCGGCTACTGCGAGATGGTGAACTCCGCTGCGCAGGGTGCCACCGTCCTCCACCACGCCATCCAGTCCACGATGGCCGGCAACGGCGTCTCAGTGCTCGTCGTCCCCGGCGACATCGCCGGGGACCGGGCCGTCGAATCCCCGCAGCTGAACTCGGCGATCTCCGTCGAGAAGCCCGTCGTCCACCCGGCCGCCGGTGAGCTCAAGGCCCTGGCCGAGGCGATCAACAAGGCCCGCAAGGTCACCATCTTCGGTGGCGCGGGCTGCGCAGGTGCCCGCGACCAGGTCTTCGCGCTCGCCGGGCACATCAAGGCCCCGGTCGGTCACGCCTACGGTGGCAAGGAATTCCTCCACTACGACAACCCCTACGACGTCGGCATGTCCGGCCTTCTCGGCTACGGCGCCTGTTCCGAGGCTTTCGAGGACGCCGACCTCCTCATCCTGCTGGGCACCGACTTCCCCTACTCGGAGTTCCTGCCCCGGGACACCGACACCGCCCAGGTCGACATCAAGGGCCGCAACATCGGTCGCCGCACCACCGTGAAGTACCCGGTCACCGGTGACGTCGCCGCGACCATCGACGACCTGCTCCCGCTGCTCGACGAGAAGACCGACGCGTCCTTCCTCGAGCGGATGCTGAAGCGTCAGGCGTCCAACCTGGAACACGTGGTTTCCGCGTACACGAGGAACATCGAGAAGCACACGCCGATCCACCCGGAGTACCTCACCTACGTCCTCGACGAGCTCGCCGACGAGGACGCGGTGTTCACCGCCGACACCGGAATGTGCAATGTGTGGCACGCCAGGTACATCAACCCCAACGGCAGGCGTCAGCTCCAGGCGTCCTTCCGCCACGGGACGATGGCCAACGCCCTGCCGCAGGCGATCGGCGCGTCCGCCGCGACCGAGGGGAAGCGTCAGGTCGTCGCGATGTGCGGTGACGGCGGGCTCGGCATGCTCATGGGTGAGCTGCTCACCGTCAAGCTGCACCAGGTCCCGCTCAAGGCGATCGTCTACAACAACTCCACCCTCGGCATGGTGAAGCTGGAAATGCTGGTCAAGGGCCTGCCAGACTTCGGTACCGACCATGAGAAGGTCAACTACGCCGACATCGCCGAGGCCTGCGGCATCAAGTCCTTCCGCATCGAGGACCCGAAGGATGTCCGCCGCGTCCTCACCGAGGCGCTGGCCTATGACGGCCCGGTGCTCGTCGACGTGGTCACCGACCCGAATGCGCTGTCCATCCCGCCGGAGATCTCGCTGGAACAGGTCGCCGGATTCACCCGGGCCGCCACGAAGACGGTGCTCGAGGGTGGCGTGGGCAAGATGCTGGACCTGGCGAAGTCCAACCTGCGCAACATCCCGCGTCCCTCCGGTTTCAAGGGGCTGTAGGACGCTGCCGGTACGCCCCGGGTGCCCCGCATTTGCACCCTCCGGGCACCGGTGGTGTATGGTCAGTGACGGATTCCCGGTAGCCGGGAGACCGCAGGGGAATGTCGTATAGTGGCTAATACCTCAGCCTTCCAAGCTGAAGACGCGGGTTCGATTCCCGTCATTCCCTCCACTAGCTGGCCTGCAGCAACATCCTCCCAGGAGGATAGCGCGGCAGATCAGGTACCGCCAGAACTACCGCCAAAGGCGCCTGGCGCCCAATGAGGGCCGCAATTCCGACAGGAACCGCACTACCCCCGCCAACGACAAAGCCCCCGACCACGCGGCCGGGGGCTTTCTCGTACCGGAAGCGACTACTCGCCGGCCGCCCTCGTGTTTGCATCGCGCAACGTCGCAGTCAGCTCCTCAATCACCCGGATCTGCCGCTCCGTCAGACCACCCGCATCGATCGTCGGCGCATAGGCGCCATCGATGCCGGACATCTCCGGCCACTCCTTCGGGTCGATCCGGGCCGCAGTCAGCAACTCGGACGCATCGACGCCGAGGATCACAGCAATCTGCGCGTACTGCTCCGGCTTGAGGATCGGGGCGAGCTCGTTGCGGTACCGCTGCCCGCGCTCAATCTCCCGGATCCATGCCCGGTTGTCCGAGTTCATCCCGAGCCGCTTCATCAGCTCCTCTTGGGTGAGGTCGGCGGCTTCGCGGTAGCGGCGGATGAGGGCGCCGACGCGCTTGGCGCGGGCGAGGTCGAAGTCGGACGAGCGGTTAGCCATGTGAGCAAACCTAGCAAACATCTGCGCCCGTGCCGAATGGTACCGGCAGCCCACAGTCCGCCTACCAGCAAGAATGACCAGACCGCACGCCACATTGTGTGCAACCGTTGCAACCCTTGTTACATCGTGATACTGTCAATCACGTCGCCAACGGTGACACCCACACACCCACTGCCAACCACAAGGACCAGGACCATGCCAGAACGACTCCTCAAAACCAGCCAGGTCGCCAAACTCCTATCCATGCACCCACACACCGTCCGCGCCTACGCAGAAGCCGGAGCATTCGAAGGCGCCTACAAATTCCGCGGCCCCCGAGCAGCGAAGAACGGACGTGGCGAATGGCGCATCCCCGAAACCGCCATCACTGCATTCATCGACGAACAGCGCCGCGACTACGACCGGTCACTCCGCACCGCCGCATAAAAGGAGGCCGCCAGCTCAACGCCGGGAACTGCCATTCCCATAAGCGGCGGAGCTAGACGACCTCACCCACACATAGCAACCCCTAGGAAGCCATGCCGGAAAAACCATACCACATCACCCCAGGTAGCGAACAGCACCGAAAGCTAGTGAGCGGATCGAAGATCGCCGCGATCCTCGGAATCAGCAAGTTCGAAACCCCCGCCGAACTCTGGCTCCGCATGCGCGGGGATGTTCCCCCGCAGGAATCCACCCCCGCCATGCGCCGCGGCCACAACCAAGAGGCGGCGATCCTCGACTGGTACTTCACCGAGCTCCGCCCCGACCTCACCATGACCGCAGGGGAGACCACCTTCACCCGCCCGGACCTCCCGTGGGCAGCAGCGAACCCCGACGCCGTCGCCACCGAAGGTGACCGCACCGTCTTCATCGACGCCAAGAGCATCGCCCGCGACGGAGGGGAATGGGGAAAGCCCGGCACCGACCAGGTGCCCGCCTACTACGTCACCCAGATGCTCTGGGCCATGCACATGACCCACGGGGACGGCGGACTCCACGTCACCCGCACCTACATCGTCAAGTTTGGGCCGTACGTCGACCAGACCGACGAGTACTACGTCGACTACGACCCCGCCCTCGCCCAGTGGATCCAGGACGAATGCCACCGATTCTGGCTATCCCTCACCGACGACGATGCATGTCCCAACCCCACACCCCGCGCCGGCATCCACAAGACCTTCGCCAAACTGCACCCGGACATCCGCCCGGACAGTGAATGGCAGATCCACGTCGACACCGCCCGCGAATACCTCCAGGCGCAGGAAGCGCGCAAGGACGCGCAGGCACGGGAGGACGCGGCGAAGGCTGAGATCCTGCGCTGCATGGGCGACGCCAAGACCGCCATGTGCGGTGACGTGAAGCTCGGCTACCGACGCCCCACCAAAACCGGTGTCAGCTTCTACCCGCCGGTGCGCCCCGCCCACATCGAAGACCTCCCCGACACCCCAACCCAGGCCGCAGCCTAACCCCATGAAGGAGAACAACATGAGCACCCAGCTCGCAACCACCGACCCCCAGGCCGCCCTCCACGAGAAGATGGAATGGTCCAAGGCCATGTCCACCGGCAGCCTCCTCCCACAGCAGTACCGCCAGAACCCCGGCAACCTCCTCTTCGCCGCCGAATACGCCGACAACCTCGGCGTCGGACGCATCCACGTCCTCACCAGCATCGCCGTCATCAACGGCAAGCCATCACCCTCCGCCGACCTCATGGCCGCAATGGTCCGCACCCACGGACACAAGCTCCGCGTCTACGGCGACGACACCCAGGCCACCGCCGAACTCATCCGCTCCGACGACCCCGACTTCACATTCACCGCCGTGTGGGACATCGCCAAGGCACAGAAGGCGAAGCTCTGGGGTAACAAGGGCCCCTGGTCGCAGTACCCGGCAGCCATGCTCCGCGCCCGTGCCATCAGTGAGGTTGTCCGAATGGGCGCGCAGGATGTCATGGCGGGCGGAATCTATACGCCTGAAGAACTCGGTGCGGTCGTGAACGCTGACGGGGAAGTGCTCGAGCAGCCCGCCCGTGCGACTGCGGAGCGTGTCGATGAGCATCGACAGGAACCGCGGCCCGCCCCGGCGCAGGAGCCGGCCCGTCAGTCCGCGACGGATCGTCTCGCCGCACAGCTCGGCGCAACCACCGCCCCCGCGCAGCCTGACCCGGCCGCCACCCTCGACACCTGGCAGGCACTCATCGCCGCCACCGACACCCTCGAAGACCTGCAGCAGGTGTACCACGACGCCTACAAGGAAGTCGGCGACGCGATCATCCCCGCCAAAGACCAGCGCAAGACCGAACTCCAGTCCGCTGCCACGGACGACCAGCCCATCGACGCCGAACTCGTCGACGACGCCGCCTAACCCGCCTACAACCCCAGGAGATAGACATGACCTACGAGCCCGACATCTACCGAGCGCACGACGACATGCGCATCCTCGGCGCCATCCGCGACCTCGCTACCACCGCCGAACGATCCATCGACAAGATCACTGACCGCCTGGCAGAAGCCAACCACGAGCTCGCCGATGCCTGCCGTGGTCGAGATGAAGCCGAGAAGTGGGCGGCGTGCTACAAGCGCGACCTCGACGGCTACGACGGTGACTTGCAGAACCTCGTCGCGCAGAAGACCAAGGCGGCCGACCTGATCATCAAGGCAGAAGCCATGATCCGGTCAGACAAGCCCGTCACCGCAATCTTTGACCTGCACCAGGCGCTCGAAGCCCTCGGACACAACACCACACCGCAAGACGCCGACACTGCCAATCAGCCGTTCTAGGAGCACACCATGACCGAGCAACCCTGCCTCCCGAACCTCGAACCCCTCGAGCGCGTGCGGGTGAACGCCGGCACCGACTGGAACCGCGCCGCCGAGAACGCCATGCGCCAGCTGGAGCACCGCGGACTACCCTTCACCGCCGACGACATCCGAGCCCTCATCCCCGACGGGGTAGAACCCGCGCACCCCAACGCCTGGGGCGCAATCTTCAACGCCCACCGCCGAGCCGGACTCATCACCGCAACCGGCATCCACAACAGTCGCTGGGGAAAACGAAACGCCGGCGCCCAACGCATCTGGCAACCCACCACCCAACAGAACGCAGCCTAACCACCAGCCCCCGGCCCACACCGGGGGCACAACCACGAACGGAGCACACGTGCGCATCCGCAGCATCAAACCCGAATTCTGGCGATCCGAAGACATCGCCGCCCTCCCCATCCCCGACAGACTCCTCTTCATCGGCCTCTGGTCCTACGTCGACGACAACGGCGTCGGCCCCGACCGAGAATCACTCATCGCCGCGGACCTCTTCGCCGACGACCTCTCGCGAGACCCTCGCGACACCCTCGCGAGGATTTCAGAAGGCCTCCGACGCCTTTCAGACAGTGGCCTCATCACTCGCTACACCGTCGAAAACCGCCGCTACATCGCCGTCACCACCTGGGGACAGCACCAACGCATCGACAAGCCCAACAAGCCACGATACCCCCTCCCCACCAGCGAAAACGCAGAATTCGCGACACCCTCGCGAGACTCTCGCGAGATCCCCGCGCCTGGAACAGAGGAACAGGGGAACAGGGGAACAGGGGAACAGGTAGGAAATACCTTGCCCGAACCTCCGGTTCCGGCGAGCGACGCGACCGGGCAGACGAAGCCGAAACGGGCCTCGTACCCGCCGGCATTCAACGCATGGTGGTCCGCCTACCCCAAGCACCGCAACGGGTCGAAGAAATCCGCCTACACCGAATGGCAACGCGCAACGAAGATCATCGACACCAGCACCCTCCACCGACTCACCGAGGCATACGCCGCCAACCCCGGGGTGTCCTCCGTCGACTACTGCCCAGACGCCCACCGCTGGCTCAAAGACCGCCGGTGGGAAACCGTCACCGAGACCGACCACCGCGTCACCGCCAGCCACCAGCAACCGCGGGAAACCATTGCCGACTGGGGTGCCAGCCCCCAAGCTGCCGACTACTTCGGCCTCCCATGGGGCGACGCCCCGACCGAAACCGCCACCTACGTCGACGCCGAGGTCGTCGACATCACCGACAGGAGCATCGCATCATGAGCCAGCTCACCTGGACCGACATTGCCGCCACCATCCTCACCGACATGCGCGGCATGTACCCCAACGCCCGGAAACCCGACCCTGCCATCGCCAAGGCGTGGGCGACCGCCCTGGCCCGTAGTCGCCGCACGTACCCCGCCGCCGTGTGGCGAGAAGCCGTCACCGTGTGGGCAGTGTCCCACTCAGAGCCGCCCACCCCACACGATGTGATCGTGTCCGCCGGCCAGGTCATCGACGCGTGGCAGTCCGACCCCCGACGGTCGGTTGAGCTCGAATCGTTCCGAAACGCCAATTTGCGGGCACGAGAAGCACGGGGGGAACTCCCGGTAGGGACGGCCCCCGAAAGTCCGTCAGACGGCCAGCGGGTGGAGATTGAGGCCGGTCCAGGTGGCAAGCACGCCGCCGGACGGAAGGCGTGGGAGAACCTGCGTGCCGAGTTGCGGCGCCGGAGGGAGGCTGAGGCTGCCGCCGAGAAGGCCGCGAGGCTGGAGGCCGAGGCGTCCGCTGCGGGCGCTGTTGAGGGTGCTGCGTAGTGGGTGGGGGTCATGGTTGTGCGGCGTGACCAGCATTTACTTGTTGATGTTTGCAACGGTCGCATTGTGTGCTACTATGGTCGTATTCCAAGGGGCTGCCACCCCACCACCCACACGAGGAGAAACCGTGCAAACCATCCACCGCACCTGCGAGTGCGAAACCGTGCCCAACCGGAATCCTGACCTCCCGGACCGGCGAATCCCCAACCCCCTGTGCCGTGCCCACGCCGACCGGGATGACATGGATCCCGGCGACTACGACGCCGGCGACACCCTCGAATGCTTCGGACTCGCATGGTCCTACCAGCATGCCGAGTGGGTGGAGGCTGATGGGATCGACGACATCACCGGGGAGCCCTACATCGAGGACGGTGCAGCATGACTAACCCCACGACAATCATCACCCGCAGCGGAGTCACCACCGCCAACACTGCCATGGTTGCGTTCCGACTCGACGACCAGGGCGTCGACCATGAACTCCGCTACGCGACCGAACGATTCCTCATGGACGTTGCAAAGATCACCAGTCACTGCGACTGGTCGGAATCAAAGTACCGCTCAGACTCTTTCCGAACCGCCGGCATACAGAAGGCCATCCGTGAGGCAGTCGCTGAGCTCATGACCAACCGCGAACCACGCGACTAGCAGCACCCGGGTCGCGCACTGGGGAAGGTGCACGACCCGCCCGGCTGGGCACAGGACGCTGACGGTTCCAAACACCTATCAGGTGCAGGTCGAACACCCGTCACACCGGTTCGACACCGGTGCCAGCCACCGGGCCGTCAGATACGGCCCCCGTGGTGGGTGAGCGGTGGGCCACTGTTCACCACCCGCGGTGCAGAATCCAGCGTCACCGTCTACCGGCGCGAGCTGCACCCCACCCACCACACCACCGCCCGTCAGAAGGTGAGCGCAATCCTGCGCGGCAGGTTCGACCCCTGCAACAGGCACCAGGTCACGGGATCCACCAGTCCACCGGCTGCCCGGATATGACACCCCGTGGCCACCCAACCACCCACAACCCCAGGAGGAGCCCGTGGCACTACCCACACTCACCCCAGAACAGCGCAAGGCCGCGCTCGATGCGGCACACGCCACTCGAACCGCCCGCGCACAGATCAAGCGCGACCTCAAAGCCAGCACCGTCGACCCCGCCCAGGTACTCGACAATCGCGGGGACAAGGCGCCCGGCGGCATCACCGTCGTCCAGTTCATCGCCGCCCTGCCACGATACGGCCGTGCCCGCGCCGAAACCATCTGCACCGAACTCGGCATCGACCCCGGCAAGCACCTCCGCGCCCTCGGAGACCAGCAGGCCCTCCGTCTTACCAACCGCATCACCCCCACCAACAAGGAGAACTAGATCATGGCTCAGGGAACAACCCCCATTCACATCACCGGACGACTCGTCGCAGACCTCGACCTCAAGTACACCCCCAACGGTGTCCCCGTCGCCGGCTTCCGCGTCTGCACCCAGCCCCGCGTCTACGACAAGACCACCAACCAGTGGGGTGACGGCGACCCGTCGTTCTGGCCCTGCAACCTGTGGCGCGCCAAGGCTGAGGCCGCCGCACAGCAGCTCCACAAGGGCCAGCTCGTGATGATCGAAGGCACCGTCGCCCAGCGGTCGTGGGATGACAAGGAGGGTAACAAGCGATCCCAGATGGAGATCACTGTGGAGAACATCGCCCCGGTAATCCTCCCGCCGAAGCAGGGGAGTAGTGGTCAGCAGGCGGGACCGTCGGGCACCAATGCGCAGGGTGGTTTCGGCCAGCCGGCCCAGGATGCGTGGAACCAGGCACCCCAGGGTGGATTCGATGGCGCCCAGGAACCCCCCTTCTGACCCCTCACCCCGCCTGCCAGCGACCCCGAAGGAAACCATGACCAGACTCACCCCACACCAGCAACACCGCGCCAACCTCCTCGCCGCCCTCGCCGACGGCGACTGGCACGACGACCCCGCCCAACGCACCCCCAGCTCCGCACGCAACTACGCCTGGCGCGTCAACACCGGACGATCAGCATTCCCACCCGGGGTAGAGGCCCGCACCCGCGGCGGCATCGTCCAACTCCGACAAACCACCGGACACGAATACCTCGACACACCCGACGACGACTGGGGAGCAGCATGAGCGACAAAACCACCCTGGCATTCCCCATCGCCGAGCCGGCACCAACTGGCTCGGTGGATCTCCGTCATGGGGATTGCCTGGAGGTTCTGCGGAGCCTGGACGACAACAGCGTTGATTCAGTCACCACCGATCCTCCATACGGCCTGTCGAACACGAAGCCTGCTCAGGTTGCGGATGTGCTCGCCGCGTGGGTTACTGGCGACACTGAGGCCGTGCCAGCTAAGAAGGGTGGCTTCATGGGGGCAGATTGGGACAGTTTCGTTCCGCCGCCCGCCGTGTGGGCCGAGTGCCTGCGAGTGCTCAAGCCCGGCGGGCACATGGCCGTGTTCGCCGGGGCACGGACACAGGACCTCATGGGGCTGGCGATTCGCCTCGCAGGGTTTGAGATTCGTGACACGCTTGGTTGGATTCAAGGTGCGGGATTTCCGAAATCTATGGACGTGTCGAAAGCGATTGATAAAGCGGCAGGCGCAGAACGAGAAGTGGTAGGAACGCGGAAAAAGTTAGATAGCTACGGGCAGCAGGCGGGCAATAACGTTTATGGAGGTGGGCCAAACCATGATGGCCTGCAAGCGATCACCATCCCCGCGTCTGACGCCGCCCGCCAGTGGTCCGGTTGGGGTACGGCGCTGAAGCCCGCTATTGAGCCGATTATTCTGGCGCGTAAGCCGTTGGATGGGACGGTGGCGGCGAATGTGTTGGCGCATGGTGTCGGCGGGCTGAACATCGACGGGTGCAGAGTCAGCACGGATGAGAAGTTGCAGGGGTCAACGGTTCGCGACGATATGAGGGGCGGGGCTTACGGATCTGGAGCCAAGCCGAACCCGGGGGATATTGCAGACTATGCGCAAAACCCTGCTGGTCGTTTCCCGGCGAATGTGTTGCTGGATGAGCACGCCGCTAAAGAAATGGACGAACAAAGCGGAATGAGTGTGAGTAGAGCAAACACTAAGAGCGACGAGCGGGGCGCGGAGAATAGTCACATCTTCGCTAGCGCGTCACTCGGCAGGCGCGACCAGTCGAACTCGCACAACGATTCGGGCGGTGCGTCTCGGTTCTTCCCGGTGTTCAAGTACCAGGCGAAAGCGCCGAAGAAGGAACGCCCCGTGATCGTCCGTGAGAATGGTACAAAGATCGCCCATCCGACCGTGAAGCCCCTGGCGCTCATGTCCTGGTTGGTCACGCTCATCACCCCGGAGGGCGGCACCACCCTGGACCCGTTCGCAGGGACCGGCACCACGCTCCAGGCCGCACTGGACAAGGGATTCAACGCTATCGGCGTCGAGCAGGACGAGGACTACATCCAGCTGATTGGTGAGCGTTTGGGCTGGTCGGCGGCGTAGGCGGGTCTATTTCCCCACTAGTGTTTGCAATGTGTGCATACTGTGCTACTATCGACACCACGGCAGCAACCGCAGCCCGGACCCACAGCACAGAAAGCCACCCCATGCACACCATCTGGAAAACCCACACCACCCACGACGGCCAACAACCAGCACCCCGCCGCTAGACGCGAGTCACACCGGCACTCACGCCACCCACCACCCACACAGAAAGCCCACACAATGCACGCCTGCCAGCGTCAACAACCCAAGGAAAAACCCATGCACACCAAGAGCACAACCCGACACCAACCCCGCCACCAGGTAGGCCACGCCCGCCGCGAATACGACGCCGCACCCGGGCATGCCACCGCCGACCTTGCCGATAACCCCATCGCCCGCGGAATCCTCCTCGCACTGGTCGTCGCCCTCATCATCACCGGGGGAGGGGCGATCGTATGGCAGGTCGCCCAGCACTCCGCGGTCGCCACCCTCACCGCCGGCATCATCCTCACCGCCATCGCCTGGCGGTGGGCACGATGACCAACATCAACGACGCCGCCGAGATCATCGGACGGTACGTGCACCCGGACTTCGCAGAAGAAGCGGCACGCGACCTTGCAGCCGAAGGCCACCTCACCCCCGCCCCGCAGATCATCCGCACCGTGAAGGAACTGGAAGCCCTCGACCCGGAGACTATCGTCCAGCGACGCCCCCAGTACCCAGGGCAGTATTCACGCACCGAGATTGCCGGCAATCTGGCCTATGCCGTCCGACGGTGGGGGACGACCACGCACCTCCCCACCGTGGTGGTCGCCACCGCCGCTCAGGTCCGCGCCGCACGCAAAGCACTGGAGGAAGCATGAACATCACACCAGACCAGGCCCGCGAACTGCTGGACGGTGCAACCCCCGGGCCGTGGATGCTCAACCCACACGGCTGCATCCTTGTGGATGACGGCACCGACGACCCGCCCGGACCACACGGCTTCATCGGCACCATGTACCGAAACGACCCGGACGACACCGCGAACGGGGAACTCATGGCCGCCGCCCCGGACCTCGCGCAGACCATCGCCGGGATGGAATGGGAGTACGGACTCCGGCAGCCTCGCCCAGAGCCCCACGCGGAAGGCGAACTCTACACCTCATGGGGATACCGACTCTTCGCTGCAAAGGCCGCCTTCGCGGGTCTGACGGACCGTGGTGTGGAGTGCTACATCGTCCGCCGACTGGTCGGACCCGTGGAGGTGACGGAATGACCATCTGCTGTGAGCACAACCCGTGCCCCGACAAGCCTCGATGGTTCCTGGGCAAGTACCAGACCCAACCCTGGCGCTGCCCCCAATGCGGACAGTTCTGGTGCATCAGACCCACGTACCTGTGGATGGACTTTGACGGCTACGAATGGTTCCGCGTCATACCGAAACCGATCGAAAAGGAGACCCCGAATGACTGACATCACCGACCAGGACCGCCAAGCCGCACGAGAATGGGCCGAAGGGATTAGCGGCAGCCGAACCCTCAATGAGAACGCAAGGGCCGCAGTGCGCGTCATCCTCGCCACCGTGGACGCCCCCGCCCCCACACTCGCAGAAGATCTGGTGCACATCACCGAGCACTGGGAGGAGTGGATCACTGAGAAGATCAACACCGCGCTCACCACCGCCGCGACCCGCGCCGAGCAGATGGAGCACGATCTCGCAGAAGCCCGCGCCGAGGTGGAACGACTCGACGCCGTGAACGAGGAACTGCGCCGCACCGACAACTACCGTGAGTTCCGGGAGTTCCTTGGCGTGCAGAAAGTTGCAGAAAGCAACGCAGAAACACCCGACCCAGCCGATGTGAAACCGGGGGAAGCGTGGCTCGTGGAATGTCGCGGCGAACGGCGCGCCGCCGTGAAGGACAATGGCATCGACATTCCGTGGAACACGATCAACGCTGACGGATGGTATCTCTCCGAGGACAACGCGGGCATCACCCTCGTCTCTCGTCTGGTGCCCGCGCCGCGTGCCATCACCAACCCCGACGAGATTGAAGCGCTGCCACACCGCACCGTCATCCGAGACAGTGCTGGCGTCATGTTCCAGAGGATCCTCCACGGCTGGTACCAGGACGGGGACACAAGCGTGGATCGGGACGATGACAACTCCATCTGCCTCCCCGTCACGGTCCTGTGGGAGCCGGAAGCATGACCCCGAAGTAGCCCGACCAGGCGGCCACCAACCACGGTGGCCGCCACAACACGCAGAAAGCCCCCGAATGACCATCACCCTCGGCTTCACCATCGCCATCATCGCCGGCGCTGTCGGGTTCATGCTCGGCGCCGCGGTCATGGTGAAAACACCCGAACCTGCACGCCCACCCCAGCCGTTGCCGCCACATGAGCACCTGTGGGGCGAGTGGGAGCTGGCCCCCGAACCAACCCGCATCACCCAGGACGGGGCATGGGTCGCCGACGAGTACCTGCAGCACCGACAGTGCGCCACCTGTGGCTGGGTCGAACACCACGCCACACGGATTTAGACCATCGGGGGTGTCACCATGCACCCCCACTAATGTTTGCAAACGTCGCACTGACTGCTACCATCAACCAGGTCAACGCCCCTGCCAGGGCAACCCACACAACCCCGAAGGAACCCATGGACCCCCAACACATCGCCATGACGATGAACCCCCGCGAGCTCGCCCAAGCCGTAGCTGACCACCACGGCGGACCCCGCGAAGCAGCACGCAACGTCGGCATGAAGGTCGACTCCATCCGCAGCATCATCCGCCGCGGCAAGTGCAAACCCACCACCCTCCGCGTACTCCGGGAACACTGGTGCCACCTCCACGACATCGACCTGCCCGACATTGACCCCCAGCCAGTCCCAGAATGGCTCGCCACCGCAATGCGCCGCTACGCCAACGAAGCCGGCAGCAGGTGGTACTCACTCCAAGACAATCGACAGTCAGAGGGCAGCATCCCCACACTCTCCGCCGCCGCCGCCGCACTCCGACTTCCAATCGACCTCATCAAACGGATCTGCCACAACTACGGCACCCTTACCCCCGAAGAGCTGGACCTCGCCGCCACCCGCCTCGAAATCAACCCGGTGATGGCATGACCGTCCACGATCAATGGTTCGGCAACCTCCTCGGCACCTACGAACACGACGAGGACGAATGACAGAACTGACCATGCCGCTCAGCTTCACCCGGCCACCCCTATCCATGAACCAACGCATGCACTGGGCACAGAAGGCAAAAATCACAAAGTCCATCCGACATGAAGCCGCCACCCGCGCCCGGGCCATGCGGTGGGGCCCATACCCACACGTCACAGTGACACTGCACTACCGGCCCCGAGACAAACGCCGCCGCGACGCCGACAACATCGTCCCCGTCCTCAAAGCACTCTGCGACGGACTCGTCGACGCGAAAGTCGTCCCCGACGACACCCCGGACCTCATGACCAAAACCATGCCCACCATCCACCCCGTCGACGGAAAACCCGCCATGTGGCTGACCATCACCCCAGGAGACCCCAAGTGAAAACCACGTTCGCCAAGCACGACCTTGCCCGAGCACTCGAGCTCACCAAGCCCGCCATCCCATCGAAGCCCACCCAACCGATCCTCGCCGGCGTGCTCATCACCGTCAGCGACGACACCGCCACCTTCGACGCATTCGACCAATCCTCCCAGGTGCACACCACCATCCCCTGCGACACCCGCGAACCAGGACGCATCCTCCTCCCGCACCGCACCCTCCATGATGTGGTGGCGAAACTCCCCGACAAGCCCATCACCATCACCCACATGGGATCGGCCGCACAGTTCACCTGCGGGTCGCGAACCTTCGAACTGCCGCCGATGACCCTCGACGACTACCCGCCACTGCCCGACATGCCGCCCGCAGTCGGAACCATCGACTGGTCTGATCTTGCCGCAGCCATCCGGGAAGTCGGTGCCGCAGCCGGACGGGACGACACCCTCCCCATGCTCACCGGCATCAAGGTCGACGCCCGGGACGGGGCACTGACCCTCGCCGCCACCGACCGATTCCGACTCGCACACACCACCCTCCCGTGGGACGGTGACGACCTGGACATGCTCATCCCCGCCCGCGACATCCTCACCCTCGCCCGCACCACATGGCACGGTGATGTCACCATCCACCACGACCAGCGGCGACTGGGCTTCACCCTCGGAGACACCCGCACCATCCTCCGGCTCATTGATGCGGACTTCCCCAAGTGGCGGCCACTCATCCCCAAGGACTCCGACACCACCATCCGCATCGACCGGAAGACGATGGCCGACGCGGTGAAGTTCACCAGTGTCCTCGCCGGCGACACCGGGCAGGTGGTCCTCACGATCACCAGTGGGCAGGTCACCATCGCCAGTAAGACGGCGCAGGACGGGGCAGGTGAAGAGGTCATCGCCTGCGACACCGCGGGCAATGAGCTCAACATCGCATTCACATCCCGCTACATCCTCGACGCGCTCGCCGGGGATGGTACCGCGCTGATGACGTTCACCCAGACAGGCAGGCCAGCGATGGTGTGGCCCGACCTGCCGTGTGAGGCAGGGAAGGTGCCGGACGCGGACCGCGGGCACCTCCTCATGCCAGTGCGCCTCCCCGGCTAAAACCCACGCCCACCAATGTGTGCAAACGTAGTACATAGTGCTACTATTGCCCGCATGGGGAAACCGCCATGTGAGGGCCTGCCAGGGTTCACCGACCCGACAGCCGTCACCATCGGCAACATCTCCACCTGCAAGCAATGCCACCTGCGGCGACAGTGCGCTTCGGATGCGCTCACTGCGGGAGCCACCCTCGACAGATCCCACATGGGGCCTGCCGACGGGGTGCTCGCAGCGGGAATCCTCTGCACCGGCGACCAGCACACTGCCAGCCAACTGGCCCGCATTGCAGGCGTACCCGTGCCACTGCTGCAAGTACGCCAACCGCGTTTCAAGCGCCCAGATCAGTGCAGGCACTGCCACCGGCACATGACCGTGCGGAAGGAAGGCCAGCCCACAACGGGCGACCAACCAACCCACGTGGCACACGGCTACTGCCGCGACTGCTACAAGCATCTCCGCAAAAACGGCGCCCTCGAAACACGAGCCCACACAACCCGCGACCTTCTCGAAAGGACAGCATGACCACCATCAAAATCACCCTCGACCATGGCGGAATCCAACCCTGCCGTGCCACCGAAGGTTCCGCAGGCTACGACCTGCGATGCACCCAGAACTTCACCATCTCCCCCGGAGAGATCATCAAGGTTGGCACCGGATTGCACATCAACTTCCCAGACGGCATCCATGGGGAGATCATGCCCCGATCCGGACTGGCTGCCAAGTATGGAATCGACACCCTGGCTGGGCTGATAGACAGTGACTTTTCCGGGGAGATCATCGTCATCATGATTAATCACGGAAAATCCGAATGCCACTTCACTGAAGGAGATCGGATTGCTCAACTCGTTCTGAGGCAGACGATCACACCTGATCTTGTGCTGGGCGAAGTGTTCTACAAGAGATCTCGCGGGAACCGCGGATTTGGGTCGACTGGCACCAAATCAATCATCAAGGATGCCGCATGAAAACTACTCATGAACGATGGCTTCCCATCCCCGGATACGAGGGAATGTATGAGGTTAGTAGCGCGGGAAATGTGCGGAGCCTGTCTCGCACAGTATCCGGCCGCGATGGACGGAAAATGAAGGTCAAAGGACGACTGCTAAAGACGCGCACGTGGGGCATGGGGTATAACTGCGTCGACCTTTGGAAGGACAACCGTGTTCACATGGAGAACGTCCATGTCTTGGTTGCTGCCGCATTCATCGGACCGAGGCCGGATGGGATGGTCGTCTGCCACTACAACGACGTGAAGACCGACAACCGAGTCGAGAACCTCCGATACGGGACACGCTCAGAAAACGAGGCTGATAAGCGGCGTAACGGGCTGGACCCCAAACAGCACCAGCTCACGGGGAAGAGGTGTGGCCATTTGCTCGTCGAGCCAAACCTAGTCCTTTCAAAGCTGAAGCATGGCGTCCGCCAATGTCGGGCATGCGCCAGAGCTCAGGGATATTGCTACTACCGGAACATTCAGGACTGGGAAGTCCGGTTGAAAGTAGCAGATAACTACTACGAATCAATCATGAAAGGGGTCGCCGCATGATCACTGTGTACACGCGCCCCGGCTGCCAGCCCTGCATGGCCACGAAGCGACGCCTCGACAAGGCCGGCATCGAATACGTGATCGCCGACCTCACCGCCGACAACGGCCGCCACCTCGACTACGTGAAGGCACTGGGCCACCAGTCCGCCCCCGTCGTCACCATCCAGTCAGGTGACACCATCACCGACCACTGGGACGGCTACCGCCCAGACCGCATCGACCAGATCCAGGCGGCAGCATGACCACTCCCGCCACAATCCTCACCCCAGGTCGTCGTGGCTACACCTACCGCGCCGCCATGATCGACACCCTCCACGCACTCGTGCAGGAATACGGTCTCGCCTACGTCGCCCACTACACCGGCATCACCGCGGGAAGCCTCCGCAGTATCCGCGACCGGCCAACCCCCACCGTCGGCACACGCGCCGCGGATGCCATCGAAGCCATGTGGGACGACCACCAGAACGGCCACATCCCCGTCGCCCACATCCCCAAAACCCGTAACGCCAACGGGGAAGTGTACTGCCAGGTCGAAGGTGAGCTCATCAAGGCACTGTTCGCACTCACCAACGAGTATGGCCGAAACATCACCGCCGAGCTCTGCGAGTCATTCACCCCCCAGTTCGTTTACCAGGTAATCACCGGAAAGTACGAGCGCATGACCGTCACCAACGCAGCCAACATTCTCGAAACCAGGCAGGCCCAGCTCGACGGCAACATTGAGATCGTGGAGGTGGCAGCATGACCATCCGCCCAATCGACTGGAACCGCATCGAGGACGACAAAGACCTCGAAGTGTGGAACCGGCTCACATCCAACTTCTGGCTGCCAGAAAAAATCCCACTGTCCAATGATGTGCAGTCGTGGCGGACCCTCAGCGAGGTGGAGCAGGCCACCACCATGCGCGTGTTCGCCGGCCTCACCTACCTCGACACCATCCAGTCCGCGATCGGCGCCCCCGTCCTCGCCCGTGATGCGGTTACCCCGCACGAGGAGGCCGTGTTCGCCAACATTCACTTCATGGAGAGCGTGCACGCCCGGTCCTATTCGTCGATCTTCCAGACTCTCGCCACAACACCGCAGATCAACGATGCGTTCCGTTGGGTCGAAGAAGACACCAACATGATCTACAAGCGGGACCGGGTGATCTCCTTCTACGAGGGTGACGACCCGCTGCGCCGTAAGGCCGCGTCAGTCATCCTCGAGACGTTCCTGTTCTACTCCGGCTTCTACCTCCCGCTGAAGTGGGCGTCGCACTCGAAGCTGACGAACACGGCGGACATCATCCGCCTCATCATCCGGGATGAGGTCGTGCACGGCTACTACATCGGCTACAAGTACCAGGTCGGCATCGCGGGGTGGTCGTCGGCGGAGCAACAGGCGATCAAGGATGAGGTGTTCGATCTCCTCCTCGACCTGTACGACAACGAGTGCGCCTACACGGAAACCCTGTACGACGAGTTGGGGTGGACCGAGGACGTCAAGCGGTTCCTGCGGTACAACGCGAACAAGGCGTTGAACAATCTCGGGTACGAGGGCGTGTTCCCGCAGGATGAGTGCCGCGTGTCGCCGGCGATCCTCGCATCCCTGGATCCGGGCGCGAACGAAAACCACGACTTTTTCAGTGGCTCTGGTTCTGCGTACACGATCGGCACCGCGGAAGAGACCACCGATGACGACTGGGGTTTCTGACATGACCGAGCTTGCACACTTGCCGCACTACACGTGCCACCCAGTTTTCAGTGGGGAGCCGATCGATGTGGCCCAGTACTGCGACTTCACCACCGGCAACTGCCTCAAGTATTTGTGGCGCTGCGCGTTCAAAGGACAGCTGCTTGAGGATTTGGTGAAGTCTGCTGACTACGTGCGGAATCTTCCGGCCCCGTGTACGCCGATCATCCCGCAGTCGGTGGTGGACCGGCTCGGCGCCGAGGCCACCCAATTCCTCGAGGACCATGAGTCGGATGTGCTGTGGCTGACTGTCGCCGCGGTCATGCACCTTGTGCGACGCCAGCACCAGGACGCCGCCGACCTGATCAACATCGCCATCGGGAGGGTGTCATGACCATCCTGACCATCATCCTCGCCATGTGGTGCGTGTGGACCGAATGGCGGTTCCGTCGCGCCAACAGGATCTTCGTCGACGCGATCAACCTTCACACCCGACAGATTGGTGGGTTGCGCTGTGGACGCCGATGATCTTGCACGCTGCAAAGCCCAGCATCCCGCCTACTGGTGGGCGCGACGCCGCGAGCAGGAGGACGGCGACGATGCGCACACTGAGCCCGTGTACCGGGAGGCGCCGCGTGAATCCGCCTGACTGCCCCACACCGCACAAGAAAGGCCACCCCAGCCAATGGCAGGCCGAAGCCGCGCTAGAGAAAGCGTGGCGGAGGGGGAGGGGATCCCACCTCCCATGCCGTGCCTACCAATGCCGCTGCGGACTGTGGCACCTGACCAGCCAGCCCTACAACCATCGGAGATCAGCATGAACATCGTCACCCCTAAAATTGAGGTCATCGCGTCCACTGGACTGCATGGATACCGCGGCTCAAACTTCCACGGAATGGAACTGCAGAACGCGACCCCCGCCGAGTCGCTGTGCGAATTTGCCGGCCGCGGCTGCTACGAGTCCTTCCACCGACCCAACGCCGCGACGGCCACCACCTCCGACTACCTCACCCGCACCGTCTTCGACCAGGGACACGGCAGCATCCTCGAGCATGCCACGGTCACCCTCCGATTCTCCGGCGTGTCGCGCTCCTGGCTGACAGAGATGGAACGCCACCGACACCTGTCCTGGTCCGTCGCATCCCAGAGGTACATCGACTCCACCACGTTCGGCGCAGTCATGCCGCCCGCCATCCGTGATGCTGACGACCTCACCCAGACCATGTGGGAGACCTCGGTGGACAATGCTGTCCGCGACTACAACATTATCGTCGATGACCTGCGGGAGGATGGCCTGCCCCGCAAGCAGGCTCGTGAAGCCGCCAGGTCTGTCCTGCCGAACAGTCTGGAAACCCGTGGTGTTGTGACTGGGAACCTACGGGCGTGGATGAACATCATCCCACTGCGTACCGACGATGGGGCGGACGCTGAGATGCGTGAGGTGGTTGGCATCATCTGCGACCAGCTCGCCACCATCGCCCCCACCATCTTCAAGGAGCAGGCATGAGCAACAAGTTCGAGGACCGACTCGCGCACGCTATCGACGAAGCAATCCGCGGGCAGCTCGATGGGCCTTCCCACGAGTCCGGCACCATCAGCACGGAGCGACTCGCCTCCGTCCTCGTCGGCACTGGCATCGTCGCCGACCCGGTGCAGCACCAGCAGGATCTCGCGGGGATCATGGACAAGCAGGTGCGGGACAGTGAGGGGTGGCGTGACGAGTTTGTCACCGTCGAGAACCCCGGCGATGAGCGCGACGACTTCATCGCCGCGATCGTCGACCCATCGCCCGAGTGGGAGGAAGATTGTCCCACCTGGCACCGTCGTGTGACTGAGTGGCGGGAGGTGCACCGTGCCTGAAGTCCTCGACAAGTCGGGCCGCGGCCCGTGGGTGTGGCAGGTCCGCAACCGGTGGCTGGTCACCACCCGCAACATCCGGCCCCGGAATGCGGGCATGAGCGAGACCCGCCGGTGTGGCATCTGCGGCGACTACCCCACCCGCGATGATGCGATCCGTGGAGCCATCGCACGACGCAACGGCATCAACGAACACCACGCACGCGCCATGGTCGCATAACCCAACCCCCGGGCTCACCACCTGGGGGTTTCGCTTTGCCCTGACAACCGCGTAGTGGTGCGATACTCCGCGGCATGACTCAGGTGAAGATCACGCTGCTCAACTTCTACCCCGGCAACGCGAGACGGGGTGACATTGACCTTGTCGCCGACTCACTGAAGATCAACGGGCAGTACAAGCCCATCGTCGTCAACAAGGGCACGAAGGCCCCCGACCTGGCGAACACTATCCTCGCCGGCAACCACACCACCATGGCCGCACAGCGCATCGGGTGGAAGAGCATTGATGTGCACTGGGTGGACGTTGACGCCGACACCGCACGACGCATCGTCCTGGTCGACAACAAGGCCAACGACGCTGCCACCTATGATCTGCCCGAGCTCACCGAACTGCTGGGTGACGGGCCGCTCGCCGGAACCGGATTCACCCAGGACGAGCTGGATGCCATGCTCGAGGCCATGGATCACCAGTCGGATGACCTCGACGATGGGGGAGTGGGGGAGGACTTCACGACGGATGACTTCGACCTCACCGTGCAGTGTGAGTCTGCGGGTCAGCGGGAAATGCTCCGCGCCCGGCTCGTCTCGGAGGGCTTCACCGTGGACTGAGCAGGGACCGGCCAGGGGCTGCGTGGATCTCCGCGTCGCAGGTCTGGCAGATCCAGTAGCGGTGACCGCGGGTCAGGTTGCTGCCCGTCCACCCCACGAGGAACGATCCTGCCTTGTCCCAGGGGTGCCTGTTGGGGCATTCCGTCGGCATCCGCTCCGCCACACCACTTATCGAACCCATGAGCGAAACTCTACCCGTTTCGCCACCACCCCCGACAACCCGCCCGTTGTGTCACAGTGACGGCAACACACACCACCACGCCCCCAGGCGGGGCACGACCCAGGAGGTCACCATGGCGAAACTCAAGAAAGACCTGTCCGACGCCGAACGCTGGCGACGCAGCGAAAAGGTCTGGGCCATGCGCCTCGCCGGATTGACCTACCGCCAGATCGGCACGAAGCTCAACATCTCCGAGGACACCGTCAAGCGGGACATCGACCGCATCAAGATCGACTACCCCACCCAGAACGTCCGTGATCTCATCGCCGAGCAGAACGCGAAGCTCGTCGAGATGATGAAGCCTCAGTTCTTCAAGGCGATCAACGGTGACCGCCGAGCCGTCGACACCATGGTCAAGATGATGGACCACCAGGCCAAACTCTTCGGCCTCTACGACCACGAGGACGACAACGGCCAGGCCGACGTGATGGCCGCGTTCCGCGCCATGGGCGAAGCAATCCGGGGGAAGGCCGCCTAACCGTGGCCCTGTCCGACAAGCAAATCCAGGCCTACGCGGACTCCACCGCCCGCGTGAACGTGTGGGACGGGGCAGTGCGTAGCGGCAAGACGTTCGCATGGATCCTCCTCATGCTCGAGGAGATCTCCAACTACCAGGGCCACGCCGCCATGGTCATCGTGGGGAAGAACCTCGGCTCCATCTTCCGCAACGTGTTCGAACCGATCGACTCGGTACCCGAGTTCGCACCGGCCCGGGCGCACATCCAGTACCGGCAGGGTGCGTCGACCGCCATCATCTTCGGCAAGCGGGTGCATGTCATCGGCGCGAATGATGCCGGCAGTGAGTCGAGGATCCGCGGCATGACGGTAGGACGCGCCTGGTGTGATGAGCTCACTGTCCTACATCAGGCATTCTTCAAGCAGCTGTTGGCCCGCATGTCGGAGAAGGGGGCGAAGGTGTTCGCCACCACAAACCCCGATAGCCCCAGCCATTGGCTGAAGAAGGAGTACCTGGACCGTATCGAGGACATCCCGTGGTCGTACCACCATTTCACGATGGACGATAACCCGAGTCTCGAGGACGAGTACAAGGATGCGCTGAAGGCGGAGTACACGGGCCTGTGGTACCGCCGCTTCATTCTCGGCCAGTGGGTGTCCGCTGAGGGTGCGATCTACGACATGTGGGACGACGAGAGCATGGTGGTGGACCCGGAGGATATGCCAGACATGCAGCGCACGTTGGCTCTTGGCATCGACTACGGCACCACCCACCCCACGATCGGCACGCTGCTGCAGCTCGGGGTGGACAACAAGCTGTACATTTCCGACGAGTGGCACCCCGACCGGTCCACTGACGCGGCACTGTCTGCAGACCTCAACCGGTGGCTCACCCAGCACCCGGACCCGGAGTGGATCTACGTCGACCCCGCCGCAGCCAGCTTCCGCCTGCAGTTGTTCGAGGACGGTCACCGGCGCATGAAAGCCGCCGACAACAAGGTCATCGACGGCATCCGCACCGTCGCCAGCCTCCTCGACAACCACCAGCTATACATATCGTCCACATGTACGAAGCTCATCGAGGAACTACCGGGATACCGGTGGGACGACAAGGCGTCCGAGAAGGGCATTGAGAAGCCCATCAAGGATCAGGATGATGCGGCGGACAGCGCAAGGTACAGCGTCTTCTCGTCCCGGTGGGCGTGGTCGCCGATAATCAACCGTTAGGAGCCCCTGTGGCACTTCCCAAGGACAACACCCCGTGGCCGCTGCCGGAGTGGTCGCCGCTGCATGACATGGTGGCGTCCGCTGCCGTGTGGTGGGAGGGGGACACGGCCGGCCTGGAATCGCACTATGCGGGGCAGGGGAGTGGCCGCACGTTCCGCCCGTCCCAGTTCGATGGCGGGGTTGTGGGCGCCGCGTCTCGCATGTTCTGGGGTAAGCCGAGGACTGGTGGTCAGCCGCGGAAGAAGCTGCACCTGCCGTTGGCGGCTGATGTGGCTGGCATGTCAGCGAACCTCCTGTTCGAAACCCCAGCGCAGGCACATCTGGCGCAGTCGGGGAAGGCGGGTGGTGAACTGGTGCGGGCGGGGAATGATGTGGCTGCCGAGCGGCTGGATGCCCTGTTCAACACGGATGCGATGGCGTCCTCACTCCTGGTCGCCGCCGAATCGTGCGCCGCATTGGGTGGCGTGTACGGCAGGGTGATGTGGGATCAGACGCTGCAGCCGGATCCGTGGATCGACTGGGTGGATGCGGACAGTGCGATCCCCGAATGGCGGTACGGCAGGCTCAGTGCGGTGACGTTCGTGGAGGAACTGCCCCGCATCGATAAGAAGACCGTGCACCGGCTCCTGTCCCGCCACACTCCGGGCCGTATTGAGTACACACTGATGGCGGGCCGTGACGACAACCTTGGGGACACGGAACCACTCGAAGATCACCCGTCCACCGTGGGCCTCGCCGCCCTGGTGGACGCCGATGGGGGAGTGGCGACCGGCATCACCCGCATCGCCGCCGTGTACATCCCCAACGTCCAACCCATCCCCGCATTCCGCCGCTCCGGGCAGTTGCGTAACATGGGCCGACCTGATCTCCCCGCCGACACCTACGGACTGCTCGACATGCTCGACGAAGTGTGGACCGATCTGAAACGGGAGCTCCGCACCGCGAAGGCCCGCGTGATCGTCCCTGAGATGATGCTCGATTTCAAGGGTGCGGGGAATGGCATGGAGTTCGACCCGGAGCGGGAGATCTACAGCGCTGTGGCGGACACCCCCGCGTCGATCGAGAACGGGTCGCCGATGGTGGTGCAGCCGCAGATCCGGGTGGAGCAGTACCTGCGTGCGTGTGATGCCCTGGTGCGTGAAGTACTGCGCCGCGCCTCGTACTCACCGGGCACGTTCGGCCTGAACGACAACACCTCTGGTGCGGTCACTGCCCGCGAGATCGAAGCCAACTCCCGCGCCACCCTGCAAACCTTCAAGGCGAAGGCACGGCACTGGAAGGCGGGCCTATCTCACCTCGCCGCCGCCATGGTCGAACTTGACGCAATCCTCAACCGCACCGGCGCCGTCCTCGAGGACCTGCCGGAGATCGACATCGCACCCCCGGTGCAGGAAACCCTGCTGGACAAGGCGCAAACCCTTCAGGCGCTCGAGTCTGCTCGGGCGATCTCCACGGATGAGAAGGTACGGATGATCCGGCCCGACTGGGATGAGCAGCGCATCGACCGGGAGGTTGCCACCATCCACCAGGAGCAGGGCGTGATGGTTGGGGATCCGTGGCAGGTGGATGAGGACACCCCGCCCAACATCCCCGACACTGATCTGGGGGGGGCGAATGACCCCGACCAGGTGAAGAAGCGGGCCGACGCGATGGGCACCATGATCCGCGCCGGCGTCGACGCACAATCCGCCGCAGAGATCGCCGGGGTGCACGGTGCCCGGTTCACCGGCGGTAAGCCCATCACACTGAAGTACGACACCGAGGAGTAGCCCGTGAACCCACAGGACGTGGAGGGGCTGGAGGACGAGACCGTCACCCTATGGTCCCAGGCGGAGGACGCACTGATCGGTGCATTGTCCGCCGCCGCACTGGCAGTGTCGGTACGGGCCAGGTCGCCGGAGCATGCCCGGCAGGTCGCGGCGGAAGAGCTGGCGCGCACCATCAGGCCGCAGTCGGTTGCTGTGGCACGTGTCCTGCAACAGAACACTCCGGCACTGGTGGAGGCTGCGGTGTCGGAGGCTGCGGGGATCGGTGCGGCCGCCGCGCACACGGAAGTAGCAGCACTACCGGCGGCACCCACGGTGCCCCCCGCCGCGGTAGCCCCCAAGCCTACGATGGTGCTGCCCGAAACCCGCCCACAGATCCCAGGCAGTGCAGCAGCACGCGGTGCCGCGAGCAAAGCCGCAGATGCTACCACCACCAGCCTCGGCAAAGCTGCCCGCAGCATTCCCCGCAACACGCAAACCGTGTGGGGGAAGATCATCGACAATGCGGTGAACAAGACCGTCACCGGAGACCTCACCATCCAACAGGCACTGCAGCAGGCCATGGATGATGCGGCGAAAGCGGGCCTCGGGTTCTACCGGGATTCCGCCGGCCGCAAGTGGGGGCTCGACACCTACAGCGAGATGGCGATCCGCACCGGCACGAACAACGCGCTCATCGACGCGCACACCGCCGAACTGGTGGAGGTGGGCATGGATCTGGTGATCGTGTCCTCGCACGCGAACCCAGCACCCCAGTGCGCCCCCTACGAGCGCCGCGTCCTGTCCCTCACAGGCGAGCATCGGGCGGGCACGCATCGCATCGACGGGCACACCATCACCGTCAAAGACACCCTGAACGGGGCGAGGGCGCAAGGATTCGAACATCCGAACTGCCGCCATACGGTCACCGCGTACCTGCCGGGGTTCACGGACACCACCCCGCCGACCGCGGATCCGAACCATGAGGGCTACAAGGCGACGCAGAAGCAGCGCTACTACGAACGCGAGATCCGCAAGAGTCGCCGCATGGAGCAGGCCGCGATCGACGACGACGGGCGGAAGAATGCTGAGGCACGCCGCCGCCAGTACGAGAAGAAGCTCCGCGAGCACATCCGGGAGCATGACCTGCCGCGCCGCCGGCACCGGGAGAAACTACGCCAGCCGGGAAACCCCATGCCCGTGGCATAGGTCAGGCCCCGACGTGGTGTGCCGGGGCCTGAGGGTTGTGGCTCACATCGTCTTGTGGAGGTTCCGCATGTGGTTGGCGACGAGTTGCCAGAACTGGTGGTCGATTCCTTCGGTGCGGTTGGCAGACCGCTGGAGGTCGTCGGTGTAGTCGGCGACCATTTCCCGCAGGAAGTCGGCGTTAGGGTTGGTGTGGGTGTGGGTGTTCAGGGTTCCTCCGTGGTCCGTTCCGGTGCGGTCGTGGTGTCCTGGTGGCCGTTGTTGACGGTACATGCCGTCGTGTCAGGGTCTCGCCACTATCGAACACGCTTTCGAACGATAGGTTAGCGGACCACCTCCACCACCACAACAACACCCGGGGGTCACCACACCCCCCGCAACCATCGACAGTCTACGAATCCGTCGACAACCGAACCTTCTGCAAGCCAGACAGTGCACTGTTTACCCGCATAATGCTCTCGTCTGCATGCAAGAAGTCAGTCGCGGAAATCGCCCACCAGTCTCCATAGATCGTCGCAATCTGCCCGTCGGTATTCGACTGTGCGGCAGACAGTGCATGTGCTGTGCGGGCGGTGTCATTATCCCGGTCAATTGTCAGCATGTATGTCGACGTCTTGCCATCGCACAGCACAGTGTGATCCTCAGATGCCGGGCGCACATCGTCACATCCGTCAATCCTCAACATCACATCAACCATGTCGTCGGTGGACATCCACTCAGAGGGATCGATCGAGCCCGGGGCAACCGAAGCGGGAGCGGCGGGCGCAGTGGTCGGATCCGCATTATCGCTCTCCCCGCCCCCTCCGCAGCTTGCGAGTGTGAGTGCGGTGAGTATGGCCGCACCGTACAGTGCGAATCTCTTGAGTGTCATGGGGAAAGCATAGCCGCCCAAATCTCAACAACCACAACGACATGGTTGTCTACCCCCGTCCCCACCAGACGGTGGGGTGACCAGCAACGATGAGACAGGGAAACCAGTGTCAGACACCACTGCACCGTCCGCCGCCGAGACCACCGACGCCACCCCCACTGCCACCGAGCAGCCCCAGGTGACGCCAGCCGATCTCGCACCCGCCGCCCAGGAGACGGCACCGGACACCGGCCAGGAGCCGCAGACCACCGACACCACCGACCAGCTCCCCGACTGGGCCCGCGAAAAGCTCGCCAAAGCCAACGCCGAAGCAGCCAAGTACCGCACCCGCGCCAAGGACACCGAGCAGGCCAAAGCCGCCGAGTTCGAAGCGTACAAGCAGGAGCTAGGCAAGAAGCTCGGACTGATCGAAGACGACCAGCCCGCACCCGACGATCTCATCGCCGCAGCAGAGAAGCGCGCCACCGAGGCAGCCCAGCAGCTCGCCACCTACCAGCGTCGGGATGCGATCCGCACCGCCGCCGCCGGCAAGGTGACGGACACAGACATCCTCACCGCGCTCCTCAACCAGGATGCGGAGTTCACCGCCCTGGACCCCAGTGCCGCCGACTACGCCGAGCAGGTCTCAGCCGCCGTCGACCGGCACATCACCGCTCACCCCACCCTCCGTGCCCAGGCGGCACCCCAGGCCTCCGGGGTCGACACCTCCACCACCAACACCGGCGCCGACCGCAAGATCACCAGGGCAGACCTCAAACAGATGACCGCCACGGAGATCAACAAGGCACTTCGCGCCGGCAAGCTCGCACACCTCACCAATAACCAGGAGTAGAACACCATGAGCGTTGCCTCTTTCATCCCCGAGCTCTGGGACGCGGCCATCAAGGAGCCGTACCAGAAGTCCCTCATCTTCGGTCAGCCCACCGTCGCATCCAACGCGTGGATGGGCCAGATCAGCAACGTGGGCGACACCGTCCACATCTCCGCCATCGGCGCCCCGACGATCCGCAAGTACGAGCGCGGCACCGCTCTCGTCACCGAGGACGTCAACGTCTCCACCACCACCCTGAACATCGATCAGGGATCCTACTTCTCCTTCAACGTCAACGACGTGGACAAGGTCCAGGCGGCCGGCGACTTCCAGGGACCGGCCACCAACTCCGCCGGCATCGCCCTGCGCGACGCTGCAGACAAGTACCTCGCTGGTGTCCTCACCGGTGGCGTGCTCACCGCCAACAAGATCGGCAAGGTCGATGTCATCTCCGATGACCCGTCCCGACTCACCACCGGCGACTCCGCATTCCAGGTACTCGTCCAGCTCGCCACGAAGCTGAACCTGCAGTCTGTGCCGACTGCGGGCCGCTACGTCATCGTCGGCGCCGCCACCTACGCGGCCCTGCTGATGGATCCCCGGTTCACCCGCGTCGACGCCTCCGGTTCTGAGGATGGTCTGCGCAACGGCATCGTCGGCCGCGCTATCGGATTCGACGTCCTGGTCTCCAACAACGTTCCGACCAAGGCCGGCGCTGAGACCATCGTCGCTGGCGTGCCGGACGCCTTCGCTTTCGCTGACCAGATCGTGGAGACCGAGGCACTGCGCTCGCAGACCGACTTCGGTGACATCGTCCGCGGCCTCAACGTCTACGGTGCTGCGGTCACTCGCCCGGAGGGCCTGGCGTCCGCCGAGGTCACCGTCAAGAACCCGGCCCCGGCTGGCGCCGGGGAGTAGGCGTCATGCTGGTCTACGCGAACCGGGACGCCCTGGAGGCGTGGACCGGCGAACCCGCCCCCGATAACTGGGAGCAGTTGATCCGTAGGGCGTCTGTGATGGTGGGTGTCGCCACCCGCGCCGCACGCTACGAAGTCACTCCGGCAGGGCTGCCCGCCGATGATGACCAGGCTGAGGCCATGCGTGATGCGGTGTGCGCGCAGGTGAACGCGTGGATCATCGCCGGCGTGGACCCGTTGGGCGAGTCCCTGTCGGCGAAGGTCACTGCCTCCACCATCGACGGAGCATCTGTCACCCTCGATGTGGCGTCGGAGGCTGCCGACCGGCAACGCATCGCAAGCATCCTCTGCTCGGATGCGTGGGACATCCTCACCATGGCGGGCCTGATTGGGGGTCACCCGTGGGTAATGCCGTGAGTGACCAACTCGCCGACCTGTGGTTCCGGCACCCCTGCACCCTGATTTCAGGTGCGGGGGATTCCCCCTATGGGCCCAGCGTCGGGGTGATGATCCCCATCAAGGGGTTCATCCGCCAGTCCACCCGGCGTGTGCTCGGGGTGTCCGGTGACGAACTGGTGACGGACACAACGCTGCGCCTGCCGATCGTGATCATGAACGACGGCGACCCGGTGGCGGTGCAAGTCGGCGACCACGTGGAGTTGCCGTCCCCGTTTGCCGGCACGTGGGGCGTCATCGAAGTCGCCGTGAACCACGGTGCAGGACAGTCCACACCCGACCACCAGAAACTCACCCTGAAGGCGGTGCCATGAGCCTCACATGGAACGGGGACACTATCGCGGCGGCGGTGAAACAGGCCGAACAGCGGGGCGTGCGCCTTGCTGCGGAGCACCTGCGCACCACCGCAGTGCAGCAAACCCCACTGGAGACCGGAACTCTGCGTAACTCAGCGCAGGTCACCGCCGACGGCACGAAGGCTGCCGTGTCCTACAACACGAAGTACGCGGTCAAGCAGCACGAGGAGCTCGGCTACGCGCACAAGGACGGCAAGGCGAAGTACCTCGAATCGGCGACCGTCAGTGAGCGGTCGAAGATGCTCGACATCATCGGCCAGCAGATCAAGGGGGCGATGTGAACCCATACGGCGAACTGGTCACGGATCTCGCCGCGCACCTCGCAGCGAATGGTGTGGGGGAGTGGTCAGCCAACGGTATCTACCCCGAGGGCACGATCATGCCGATCTACGTGGGCATCATCCACGACAAGGCTGACACGGGTATCGGCCTGCAGGTGTACTCCGACGATCGATCCCGCGATGACGCGTCACCGGACATTCGTGTGCAGGTGCGGATCCGCGGCGACCGTGACCCCCGGCCCACCGGAATCGGCCCCACCACAGCCGACCAGATCTTCACCATCCTGCACGACCAACAGCACCTCACCCTCAACAACCACACCGCCGTTCTACTTTGTCGGCGTCACCTCCGGGCACCGGAGGAACGTGACGACACCGGCCGCTGGACGCGGGCGGACTCATACACCTTCACCACCAACCCAGGAGGATAACCATGGCGATTGCCAAGGCCCCCAGTTCCAACGACCTGCAGTCCACCCTCGCACGCGACTGGGCATTCCAGGTCAACACCACCCCCAACGAGGACGACGCCACCTGGGTGTACGTCCGCGGCCTGTCCAAGTTCGCACCCGCCATCACCCCGGGCATGCAGGACGATTCCGACATCGACTCCGAGGGCTACACCTCCCAGATCGCCACCACCCTCACCGCAACGTTCGAGGGCTCCGGCAAGCGCAAGGGCAAGAACGCGACCGCCGGATTCGCCCAGGACCCGGGCCAGGCCTACCTCCGCTCCGTCGGCCAGCAGATGGGCTTCAAGAACGTCGTCCAGGCCCGCTGCTGGCGTACCGACGGCGTCGATGAGGGCTACGACGGCGCATTCTCCGTCGAGTGGACCGACGAGGCCGGCGAGAACGACGCCCTCGACAGCTTCTCCTTCAAGCTGCAGTCCCGTGGCAAGCCGGAGCGCATCAAGCCGGTCGAGACGGAAAACGGCCCGTCCGTCCCGTGGACCGACGGCGATGACACTGACCCGGTAAACCCCTAGTCGGGCGGGTGGGTGGTCCTCTGCCACTCGTCCTGACGTGATTGGAGGCACTGGATGACATCATCTCGTCTAGATAGGCTCATTGCCTACGGCGACTCGCAGACGGCTGGGTTCTCGTGGGGGCCGAAGATGGTCGCCCTGTCCGACACTCTGACTGAGGCTATCGGGCGCGGAGTGTCGGGCCAGGAGGCCGGATCGGTGGCTATCCGTCAGGGCGGCATCGTCCTGACGACCACCGCCGCTTGCACGATCCCCGCGTCCACCACCCCGGTTATTGTGCCGGTGCAGGCGGACGTGACCCCGTGCAATATCCGCTCCGGTGATTCCACTTCCGCAATGGACATGATTCTTGGTGGTGTGCGCGGAACCGCAACCTCACTGGTCACAGCTGACGTGCCAGATGGTATGCCGGTCGCTAACCGTGCGACGGGCGTGTTCACCATCAAGTTCATTCCTGACAGCGCCCCCGCCGAAGAGGTGTCGGTTCCGTCCGGCACGGCGTTCATCTCACAGGACGTGGAAGATCACCCCGACTGGGGCGACTCGCTGCACCTGTTCTGGGTCGGCGGCAATGACTCCGCGTATGCGGGAAACACCCGTGTTACTGGCATCGTTTCGGCGGCTCAGGCGGTCGTGAACCGTCTCCGCACCGTCGTAGATGAGCCGAAGTTCCTCGTGGCGTCCCGCACTGTCGGCAAGTCCGAGGTGGAGGGCACGACAGGGCATGACACTGCTATTGCGCAGCGTGACGCTCTCGCCGAAGCGTTCCCTGATAACGCTATCGACATCATGGGGCATGTCCGGGATCACGGCCTCGACATTCTGGGGATCACCCCGACTGCCGAGGATCAGGCCGCACTGGATGGTGGCGCTATGCCGCCGTCACTAACCAGCGACGGACTGCACTATTCCACCGCTACCCGAGAGCAGGTTCTCGCACCCTTCATCGTCTCCGAGCTTGCAGCCAGGGGATGGACTACCGAATCGGAAGAGGAGGAGCCGACTGTGGCTTTCACACCGAAGAACGACTGGAAGGCGGGAGACTACTACAAGGCCGACCGCATCATCGAACTAGAGGCAACTGTCGCCGCAAATGCGTCTGCTGCCGCGACTGCGACTACGGCCAATGAGACCGCGAACTCTGCCGCGCAGGGTGTCGCAGACCTCCGTGAGGCCGTTGCGGCGAAGGCCGATGCTTCCGCCCTGGCGAAGAAGCTCGATGCCATGCCAGAGACGCAGAAGAACAAGATTTACGGCACCGGCGCTGACGGCAAGTTCACGATCTATAACTACGTGGCGTCTGGCGCTGACGCTAACTCCGTCGCCGCTAGGTCTTCAAGCGGGAACATCATGGTCAGCACCACGCCAGCCGTCGATGGACACGCCGCCGCAAAGGCGTACGTAGACACCGCTGTGAACAGCGCCAAGACCCCCGCCGGTACCCGTGCGCAGTTGGACGCCGGTACCGATACCACCGTCCGCGCCTTCTCCGCGAAGGACATCGCCGACTACGTCGCGGCGCAGATCGCCGCGGCGACCAGCACCGGCGAATAACAACACCCCGGGCCCGTGCGATCTTGGCAGGTCTGGCACGGGCCCACCCCACACGACCTGCCCACAATCTTAGGAGACCTGCCATGCGCGACCTACGCGAATTCCACGACCCCCGCCTCCACCTCCCCATCTGCGGCGAGGACATCATCATCGAATCACCCACCGCTGACGAGGGCCTCCGCATCAAGCGCCACATGTACGCAGGTGGCAGCACCCCGCAGGATGAGATGCGGATGATCGCCATGCTCTTCCACGCCACCTACAACGAAGACACGGACACTATGAGTGGCGGCCTGTGGGACCGACTCAACAGCATGGGCCTGTCCCTGCATGAGATCATCCACGTCGGCAACACCGCCCTCGCACACTTCGGGGTGTCGGCCGAGTTCGGAGAGTTCTGGTGGGAGAACCGCCTGGGAAAAGAGAACGAGCCGCTGATCCCCGAAGCGGAGATGCAAGCGGCAAAGGACATGGCGGAGACCATGCGGGAGGAAGCACCTACGCCGGCATCAATGCCGAAGAAGAAGTAGATGCCGGTCAGGGCAATCCGTTTCTCCTCGACGGCCCCTATGGCCCCTACGACCCGAGGCCAGGTTCCTATGGGGATGACGACGAGGGCGGCGGCCCCTACAACGAGGAAACCGGGTTGCGGGATTGGTACGGCCCGGTCGACGGCGACGACCCGGACCCGGAACCTGAGGTGACCCGCATCGGCTGGGACACGATCCTCAACAACTGGATTTCTGTGGAAACTGACCTGCATGAACGATTCGGCATCGACGTCGAGAGTGGCATCCTCCACCAGCGCACCTGGCGGTGGCTGAAACTTCGCATCAACGATCTGATCGACCAGCCCACCCGCCTCCGCAAAGCACTAGGCCTCACCACGGAAACTACCAGGAGCTAACCCATGGCCCTCGACCTCGGCACCCTCTTCGCCACCCTCGACATCAAGGACGACGGGTGGTCACAGAAGATCTCCAAGGCGAAGACGGACCTCGCCGACCTGTCGAAGGCCGCAGAGGCGGCGGCGAAGGTCAAGATCGACGTCACCCCCACTGGCGCGGAGAAGCTCGACGACGCGGCCGATGCAGCGAAGAAGCTGGATGACGCACAGAAGCAGGCGGACAAGACCACTGTCGACGTGGCTCCCACAGGGGCGGACAAGGTCGACAAGGCGAAGAAGTCCACGGACGATCTCGGCAAGAGTCTCGACACTGCCGGGAAGAAGAAGCCGGACGTCGCACCCAAGGGCACCAGTGAACTGGACAAGGCCGCTGATTCCGCCGGCGACCTAGGGAAGGAACTGGAGCAGGCTGGCAGGGTGAAGCCCAACGTGACACCCACGGGCACGGGCGACGTGACACGCGCCGCAGACGAGGCACGCCGCCTCGGACAGGAACTCGAGCAGGCGAAGTCCTCTGCGAAGACATTCACCATCCCCCAGAACCTCAGCAATGAGGTGGGTGCGGTGGGTAAGGCCACCGGGTCGCTGGTGGATTCCCTCGGCTCCGTGTCGTCGAAGGCGATCAAGTGGGGGGCGATGACCGCTGGCGCGTCCGCCGCCGCCGCTGCTGTGGGCGGTGTCGGGACTGCACTCACCGCCGGATTCTCCCGCCTGAACAGCATCGACCAGGCGGAAGCCAAGCTGACTGGCCTGGGTCACAGTGCGGAAGCCATCACCGGCATCATGGATTCCGCCATGGCGTCGGTGAAGGGCACCGCGTTCGGTTTCGGCGAGGCGGCGGGCCTGGCGGGCCAGATGGTCGCGTCCGGTATCGAACCTGGCGAACGCCTCACCGAAGTGCTCACCACCGTGGCGGATACTGCCACTATCGGCGGCCGCTCACTCGAGGACATGGGCCTCATCTTCGGATCCGTCGCAGCGAAGGGGAAGCTGCAGGGCGATGACCTGATGCAGCTCATGGCGGGCGGTATCCCGGTCCTGCAGATGCTGTCGGATGAGCTCGGTAAGACGACCGAGGAAGTGTCCGACATGGCGTCGTCCGGCGAGATTGATTTCGCCACGTTCGAGTCTGCGATGCGGAACCATCTGGGTGGTGCGGCGCAGGCCGCAGGCGACACGTTCTCGGGCGCGATGGACAATGCGAAGGCTGCTGCTGGACGTCTCGGCGCGGCGTTCCTGGAACCAATGTTCGGTGCCGCACCGGGGATCATCGGCAACATCACGGACAAGATCGACGAACTTGGTCCGCAGGCTGAGGCGGCTGGGGCGAAACTGTCTGAGGTGGCGCATGGTGCGATCCCGCATGTGAAGGCGGCACTGGATACCCTGAAGGGGTCGGCGGAGACGGTGTGGCCGGTGGTGCAGAAGATCGGCGACGTGGCCATGGGCATCCCGTGGCAGGCGTATGCGGGTGTGATCGCCATGGCCGTGTCGAAGCACCAGGGATTGACCGGTGCACTCTCGTCCGGCTCGGGGAAGTTTAAGGCGTTCACCACCGAGGTGGCGGCGAACCGGGCGGCGATGCAGCAGCAGGGCCACCAGATCGGTGTGGTCAGCGCGGCGATCCAGACCCTGGGCACGAAGTCGTCCACGATCGGCAAGATGTCGCAGGCGTTCCAGTCTGCTTCCACGCCCCTGCGGATCATTGGCATGGACGCGAAGGACGCAGCGAAGGAAACCACGGGCCTGCAGCGTGCAGCACTGACCGCGAAGGGTGGCCTGTCGAGCTTTGGAGGTGTCCTGTCCGGCAGTGTGGCGGGCGGCTTCTCCCTCGCCAAGTCCGGGGCGAAGGGGCTCATGACCGCCCTCGGCGGCCCGTGGGGGCTCGCCATCGGCGGCGCCACAGCCGTCATCGGCACCCTCATCGCCAAGCATCAAGAGGCCAAAGCCGCCGAAGAGCAGCACAAGGCCGCGCAGGAAGAACTCCGCGGCAGTCTCGACCAGACCACCGGCGCAATCACCGAACAGACCACCGCCCTGCAACTGAAGGCGCTCGAAGAGTCCGGCATGCGGCAGGTCGGCACGGAACTCGGCCTGTCCTCCGAAACCATGGCTGGCGCCATGACCGGCAATGCTCAGGCCATGCAAGAGGTCAACGCCGCTATCGACGCGTCCCTCGAAAATGCGGGCGAAGCGAACTCGAAGTGGCAGCAGTTCGGTGACTCATTCACCGCCATGGACATCTCCTACACTGATATTGCCAACGCTGCGGAGGGGGTCGCTGGGGCGCAGGAGAAGATCAACTCGAAGCTCGGTGACATGGACCCGGCGATGGCCGGCGTCTTCCGCGACTACATTGACGACATCCAGAACAACATGGGTGATGCGGAGAAGAATGCCGCGAAGCTGCGTGGTGAGGTCGGCGGATTGAACGGCGATTTCGAGGATGCGTCGGCGGATAAGGCGGCCCAGCAGCTCAACGGCTACGCGGATGAGGCGAATAAGGCCGCGGAGGCTTTGAAGATTCTCGATGGGGAGAAGGTCCGGCTCGCGGACCCAACTCACCTCGCAGTGGAACTCGATCCCGCGAAGGCTGCGGAGGTGAAGACGCAGCTGGAAGAGATCGGCCTGTCTGCCGAGTACAACACTGAGACGAAGGAACTCTCGATCGAGTTCCCGAATGGTGGTGCGCTTGCCGCCGCACTGTCGGAACTCGGCGGTCAGATCGTGTCCCTCCCTGACGGCACGATCGATGTGAACGCCATGACCGATGATGCGAAGCAGCGTCTCGTGGACCTGGGGCTCGCCGCCGAGATTGATGGCGAAGTGCGGATGAAGGACGACATTCAGACGCAAATCCAGCGACTGGTGGAACTCGGCGCACTGGCGATCGTGGATGGTCAGCTCACCTTGGGCGACAACATCGATGTTGTTGATGGGAAGCTGGTTGCCATTGATGGCACGCAGGTGTCCGGTGACATGACGGTCAGGGACAATGTTCCGCAGGTTAAGGGCGATGTCGATTCCCTGAACGGTAGGAACACGTCATCGAGTCACACGGTGTACGTGAATTATCAGGGGACAACGCAGTCAGCTGGGCGGGCTGCGGCTCTGGAGGCAAACGGATTGTCGGGCGATTTTATCGGCCCTGTCGTATCTGCTAATGGTCGCCGCCTTCCTCGGAATGCTGACGGGTCGCGGCATGGCGGCTATCGTCTCCCAACCACTGGTCCTGGCACTGGGGTGACGGATGGGATCCTCGGCATCGACGGAAACGGTGTGCCCACATCGTGGGTGGATGCTGGTGAGTGGATCGTCAACGGCGACCGGTCGGAGCAGTACGATGCGACCCTCGCCGCTATCAACTCGGGTTCCCCGATGCAGGTCATGGCATCCCTCATGCGGGATCTAGACCACCACGCCACCGGCGGTAAGACGAACAGTGCGCGGGTGAAGGAGCAGCTCGGACCATACAACAACGGGCAGTACGTCATGGGCGGGTTCTCACCCGACCAAACCGACTGCTCAGGTGCCGTCAGCATGGGCGTCAACTCCTACCTCGGCAGGGATCCCTTTGAGTCCCGCATGTCCACCGTCAGCGAGGGGCAGTGGCTCGCCGCCCGCGGTTTCCGTGAGGGTCGCGGCGATGGCAATGATCTCGTCGTTGGCTGGTACGACAACGGTGGCGGGGCGTATGGGCACACCGCGATGCAGCTACCGGACGGCACATACATCGAGTCGGGTGGCAACACTGGCCAAGGGTTGACCATCGGCGGCGCCGCTGGCCCGCTGGATGGCCGCGGGTTTACCAACTTCATGTACCTCCCCGCAGACGAGACTGACAGCGTCGGCGGCGACCTTGGTGAATCGTCGGGCTCGTCCGGTAGTTACGCGTCCCTATCCGGTGGGTCGTCTTCGTCTTCGTCGTCGGGTCCGTCGAAGTCGATCAACGGGGGCAACGGGCCACTGATCAAGGACGGCAGTGCGTTGGAGTTCGCTGCAGCGGCCTACGCCGCGCAGACCGGCACCACCATGCCCGACGATGTAGTGTCCTGGGGGCAGGTCATGGGTGTCGGCACCGAATACGAATCCGACAACCTCGAGCGCGATCGTCGCCAGTCCGAACGCGACCTGCGGCAAAACCAGCGCGACATTGAGCAGGCCAAGCGTGACATTGAGGAAGCGAAGGCCGACATCGCCGAGAAGGAGAAGGCCCTCGCCGAAGCGAAGCCGGAAGACAAGGAGCAGGCACAACGCGACCTCGACGACGCCCGCGACAAGGTGCCCGAACTCGAGGACAAACTCGAGGAGCTGACCGACAAGACCGGTGAGCTGCAGAAGACGAATGAGCAGCTTCGAATCGCGGTGGAACGGCAGGAGACCAGCACTCCGTCGTCGGCGGGGCAGGTGCTCGGCCTGACCGCCATGGCCGATGGGGGGATCCTCGGCTCCGCCCGCAACGCGCAGATCAGTGATGGCACGAGCGCGGTGCTGTGGGGAGAGGCCGGCCGCGAGGCGTACATCCCCCTGTCAAAGAAGAAGGATCCCCAGTCGGTTGACCTGTGGATGCAGGCCGGCAAGGAGCTCGGCATCGACGCGGTGTCCATGCTGCAGCTAATGGGGTCCGGTATTCCCGGCCTGATGGAGGGCCGTCTCGACGGGTTCAGTACGGGAGGGTCCGTGTCCCTGGATGCGATGGGCCTGAACACGGACGCGGCCGCCTACCGCGGTGCGCAGGCCATGGCCGGCCAGCAGGTCGTCGGCGCCGTGTTCAACGGACCGGTGCAGGTCAACGACCCCCGCCGATGGGTGCAGGGGCAGGTCAACGGTGCCGGGAAGATGCTCGGCCAAGCGATGAAGGGAGTCATGCTCTGATGCGGACTGACGTGGAGTTTTTTCTGATCGGCGCGGACCACAAAACCCGGTGGGCTTTCGGCGCCCCCGGTAGCCCGGTGCGACTCGCGGAGATCCCGACCGGCCTGCAGGGCGCGGGGTTCGAGCACGATTGGCAGCAGATCGTTGGCATGGATGGTGCTCTGCACCGTGGTACGACGGATCAGACGGGCAGTGTTCAGTTGAAGGTGTGGGTGTCGGATCCCAGGTCGTCGGCGTGGGCCCGCAGGCAGCACGCCTTGTGGCGTGAGTCGCTGGGTCGGGGTAAGGACACGTGCCGCCTGATCGTCGTCAGCAAGGAGTCGGGCTACTGGTGGCTTGATGTGCGCGCCGACAACGTGTCGGAGGCGAACTACCTGGGGCAGAACTGCAAGCCGGGCGCGGTGGGCGAAACTGGTGAACTCGTCCAGTTCGTCAGTGACCGGTCGTTCTGGGAGCGCTTCGACGAGGAGCGGATTTACGACCGTGACACTTACCGCACCGCCGCGCTCCGCAACCTTGGGGACCAACCAGCGTGGCTGCGCTGGACCGTCACCGGCGGGCACGACGGTGTCACCATCGGAGTGGGTGATGGCACTGTCGACCTGCCGGCGCAGAAGACACTGGATGCCGGGTATGTGATTGACACGGATCCGCTGTGGCCGTCGATCACGGACACCACCGGCAAGAATCTGCAGGCGGAACTGCCGGCCGCGTACTGGGATGAGCCCCTACCTGCCCGCGGCATGCACCGCGGTAACTCGGTGCCCCTGGTCATCCGCCCCACCAACCCGCGTGAGAACTTCCGCGTGGAAGTCGCCTACACCCCAAGGACGGAACAAGCATGGTGACGAACACACTCGACCTGCGCGTGTGGAACAACGAATACACTCGGTGGCTACCGATCCGCGGATACATCAGCGCCGAGTTCAACGACGAGTGCGGCTTCACCGCACCCACCGGAACTCTCACCGTCCCCGCCGATCATCCCCGCGCCACCCGACTCATGCAGGGATCATCCGATGTCGTCCCCGTCACCCTCACCACCGAGGGCGGCTACGAGTGGACCGGTAGCGTCGACACGTACACAGCGGAGGGGAAGCCCGGGCGGGAGATCCTGACCCTCGACCTCATCCACGACAAATCCCTACTGCACATCCCGGCGTGGCCGTCGACCCGCACCCCACTGGAGATGCAGACGAAACGCGACTACCAGGTCGGCAGGCTTGCCACGGTGTGCACGCATTTCCTGACGGAGAACCTGGCGAGGGTCGGCACCCCCGCCTACGTCATGCTCCCCACCATGGACAATTCGCCGATCGTGGACGTCGCAGCGAAGATGACGTACCTGGACGAGCTACTGGGTGACCTGCTCGACAAGCACGACTACGTACTCCGGTGTGAGATGTGGTGGCCGGGTAAGCCATTCCCCCAGGGGAAGGTCGCGGCCCTGGTGGGCAGGTCGACGCAGGAGCGGCAACTGCATCTGACGGCGGCGCGGGTCGACGCTGCGGTGCGGCCTTTCGGCGGGCCGATCGTCACCCCGACTGTGCCGGGCCTGGTCGTGTCCGTGGAGCAGGTGCGCAACCGCGAACACGTGAGGTTCAGCAGCAACGGTCGGGACGTGGAGCAGTTCAAGTTGACTGGTCGGAAACCCGGGCCCCACACCGCCATTGTGGGCGGCAAGTCCGACGACTGGGTCAACGAGCTGGTGGAGATGGCGATCGATGCTTCGGCACAGGCGATCCTCATCGCCCTCGGCAGTACGGCTGGCCCACTGGGTGCACTACTCGCCGGGGCGATCTCCAACATCATCGTGAATCAGCTGACGGACACGCTGATCGCCTACCAGCAGCGCACCGACGTGGAGCGGAAGGCGACGATGGGCCCGTTCGCCCCCACCGAGAGCTTCACCAGCAGCAGTGCCGGCGCGTACACATTCGACACCTCAGCGCTGGCCGAGCGGCAACTGCTGGAGGATGCCGGCGGGCAGGCCATTGAGATCACCATCGCCGACGGTGTGTCCAAAGTTCTCGGCGACGACCAGCAGGCTGACAACGGTAAGTGGCGGTTGGGCTGGCGGCCGGGCGACCGGGTGACATTTGAGGAGCACCTGTCGGGGGTGGTCGTGTCCGACATCATCACCGGTGTGACGATCACCGACCAGGTGGGCCAGCGGATGCGAATCACACCGAAGGTCGGCAAGACCCGCAACCGGAACAATGCTTTCACCGACTTCGTGGACGTGTTGTCGAAGGTCACGTCCGTCGCCGCTGACATGGGCCTGCAGGGTTAGCCGCCTCGACAACCGGCATGTGGTGCGACCATGCCACCGACATTCAAGGAGGCACTCATGGTCACGATGCCCGTTGCTCGGGGCTTCTACGTCACGAGCCCGTTCGGCCAGCGCACCGGACAGTACGCCGGCATGCACTGGGGCACTGACTTCGGCAACGGTGGCGGGTCTGGCGGTCACCCGATCTATGCGGTGAAGGACGGTACCGTCACCCGAGCTGGTGCGGCGTCTGGCTTCGGCCAGTGGATTACCGTGGATCATCCCGCGTCGAATTGTGGCGGGCTGACGGTCTACGGCCACATCATCCCCGAGGTTAACGTGGGCACGATGGTGCGCGAGGGGCAGCGTATCGGAAGGATCAACCCTGATTCCCGGACTAACGGTGGCGTGGCACCGCACCTGCACTTCGAGTGGCACCGCTACGTGTGGTCGCAACCGGGGGCGGACAGGCTCGACCCGATGACGAAACTCTCCGGCGCCGCATGGCCTGGGGAAGCCACTACGACAGGAGGAACCGTGAGCACGATTTTCGGCCCGGACGTGTCCTACTTCCAGAACGGCATGTCTCTGGCGCAGGCGAAGCGCGAGGGCATGTCCTTCGTCATCCTGCGCACCAACGACGGCACATTCAAGGACACCTGCTACGCATCCCATTACGACGATGCGAAGAGCGCGGGACTGCTCATCGCGGCGTACGCCTACATCCGCAACCCGTCCGAGGGTACGTCCATCGCCGCACAGGTTCAGACCACCCTGCAGGTGATGGGCAATCGCAAGGCTCCCGTGTGGCTGGACTGTGAGACCAGCGCTGGCCTACATGTCGACCACATCCGCGAGTACAAGCGACTACTCGAAGCCTCCGGTGTGCGCGCCCCCGGCATCTACACCTACGTCCCGTTCTGGGAGGGGAAGGTGTCCCCGTCCGAGCCGGACATGGGCGAGTTCGGCTACCTGTGGAAGGCCGCATACCCGGGCGGGTCCGGCACCGCAGCGCAGGTGTACTCGGCGTCCGGTGGGGACGGGTCGCGCAACTGGACGTACCCGCTGGGCAACCGCAAGCCGGACCTGTGGCAGTTCACCGACCGGGCGAGCATCGCCGGATACCAGGTGGACTGCAACGCATTCAAGGGCACGGAGGCTGAACTCCGCGCCATCTTCTACGGCGGCAGTGCCGCCACGACATCCGAGGAGGATGACATGTTCACCGACGAAGACCGCGCCGCACTGCTGGATTGCCGTGCGATGCTGCAGACCCTGTGCGCCCAGGACATGGGCGACGCCAACCTGACCGGCCCCTACGGCGGGTGGCCGCACGGCCAGATCATGGCCTCCGTCGCCACGAAGATCACTTCAGGGAAAGACCTCACGCGTACCGAACAGCTTCACGTGATCCTTGACAGAATGGGCTTCTACAAGAAGTCTTGACCTGCTAGAATGGTGGAAGAAAGACGGCCCCCGGGGTGCTGGTAACACCGGCGGGGGCCTGACCAAAACGACACGATTGGAGCGTGACGTATGGCTGACATGCAGCCTACCCCTACCGAAGATCCGTACGCCAACGAGACCTGGAAGCCAGTCCCCGGTTACGAGGGATGCTACGAGGTGTCCGACTGTGGTCGAGTTCGTAGCGTCGACAGGGTGGTTCAGCACAAGGATGGTTCCTCCACGTGGAGAGCGGGGAGGATGCTGAAGGGGACTGTAGACCGCGACGGCTACAGTCTTGTCTCCCTCCATCGTGAAGGTCACGGGATGACGATGAGAGTTCATCGGCTCGTGGTACTGGCTTTCGTTGGCGAATCGATGGAGGGGCAGTACGTATGCCATGAAAATGACGTTCCCGGAGACAACCGTCTGTCCAATCTAAGGTATGGGTGGCCGTCTGACAATTCTCGTGACATGGTGATGAACGGCGGAGCATTCCGCATGGAGTCGGCACAATGCTCTAGAGGTCATGACCTTTCCGCAGATAACCTCGTCCCTTCTGACTGGAAGGACGGTCACCGTAAGTGCCTGGCATGCTCACGCGCCTACGACCGGACCATGCGTAAAGGATGGTCAGATGAACTAATGCAGTCGGAATCCGACGCTGAGTATCGAAGCATACTTGCCAACGGGCCTGATCGGATCTTGAAGACTCACTGCAGGAGAGGTCACTCCCTTCAAGAGCCGAACCTAGTCCCTTCTGCCCTGAAGCGTGGAAGACGTCATTGCTTGGCATGCCAAAGGACACACACCTACCTGCAGGGGCATCGCGAACTGAAACCACACTTCAAGAAGATCAGTGACTCGTACTACGAGGACATCATGCGGGATGCCGCATAGTCCCCAGACAACCACAACCCCCGGATACACTCCGGGGGTCAACTTATTCTAGGAGGAAAACATGCCAGACAACGGTAGGGCAAAGAGAAAAATCCAGCCTTGGCAAGCAAGGAAGATCACCTACGGCCTCGCCGCTGTGATTGTCGGTGTCCTCGGCTGGGTGGGTGTCCTGTCCGATATTCAGGCAGATCAGGTCACCGACCAGGTGGACAAGTGGTTGCCGATCCTGCTGGGTGTCCTCGCCCCCGCACTCGCCGCGACGAAGACCAACCAGGGAAGTGACTCCACCGCGACGGACGAGGACCGGGCGATCTCGAAGTCCTACCCGCCTGCCGACCTCACCGACCAGGTGCGCGACGCTGCCGAGCGGGCCGTGCGCGACACGCTGTCCCGAATTCCTGGCGCTGACCAGACCGCGCAGGCTGTCCTCGCGGCGATCCGTGCGGAGGAGAAGGGCGAGCACGACACCACCGCTGGTACCGCCGCGACCGCTACCGCCACCACTGACTACGTGTACGGTCGGTGAGCCTGGTGCCCATCGACCATCTCCCCAGGAGACTACGCGGCCCAGCCGAGAGGATCCGTGACGGCCTACTGACCGACGCGACCGCACTGGTCATCCTCGGCGCAGGCATGATCGCCCGCGGCATCTCCTACAGTGACATCGCCGGCCCCGGCCCCTCCGGCCACCCCGCCGAATCCTGGATGACGATGGGCACCTGGTCGATCGTGTGGGTCGCCGTCGGCGTCCTCTGCCTCACCATTGCCCCCTGGCACCGCACCGTCACAGCAGCCATCTCCGTCGGCGCCGGCGTGGGCCTACACCTCCTATGGGGCCTGAGCTTCCTATGGCAGTCCATCGAGGAACACAGTCGCACATGGGTGTCATCCATCGGCTACTTCATGATCGTCGCTCTTGTGTCCTGGGCGGTATGGCGCGGATCCCGCACCGAGATCAGAGTGCGGGAGGCGCCGCATGATTGATGGCTCAGTAGTGCTGACATTCATGGGTGGCCTGGCAGGGTCACTGGCACTGGTTCTCGTCGCCCGAGTGAAGCTCACCGGAGACAGGGACGCTGCCCGCGGACCCGACTGGCAGGCGTATGCGGACCGGCAGGCGAAGGAACTCGACGGGCTGAAAGACGAGATGCGGGAGGTTCGTGGCGAGGTCCGCACCCTCGAAAACCGCCTCGACGCGTTGGAGCGGAAGTACCGGTCAGCATTGGCCTTCATCCGGCACCTCCTCGGTGCTCACCCTCAGCATCGTAAAGACACCCCCACCGAGATCGAAGCAGACCTGTAGGCTCATCCACGGGTCGAGCGCGGGTGACCTCCCTCCCTCGGTATCAACACCCTGCAGCTCCCCAGCCCCCACCGGCACACTTCGGTGGGGGTTTCTGCTAGTCATCTCGACAACCGATGTTTGCGACCATCACCACCAGTGCGACCATCTGCTACCATGGGCAGGGACAAAAAGACCCCCGAGGTGCGACAACACCGCCGAGGGTCAAGCCACAAAATCACTGAGAAGGAGTGATCCATGGCTGACGAACAGCCTACCATCGCCACCGAACACTGGAAGCCAATACCTGGATGGGAAGGCTACTATGAGGCATCCGACCACGGCAGGATACGAAGCGTAGACCGAGTGGTGGTCTGCAGGAATGGCCGAGAGAAGCCGATGTACTCGAAGATACTTTCTCCCGCCACAGCCAAGTGCGGACACCTTAGCGTAGTTCTGTGCCGGAACTCGGTCTGTAAAACGCATCTCGCGCACCGTCTCATCGCGCTTACATTCTTGGGCGAATGTCCTGACGGCATGGAGGTACTTCACTGGGATGATGTTCCGTCAAACAATCATGTCGAGAACCTACGGTACGGGACAAGGTCAGACAACCTCCGCGATGCAGCACGCAACCGGAAGCACTGGCAGTCAGCGAAGGATCTATGCCCCCGCGGGCACGTCCTGAATGGCTCAAATCTCCACCCGTGGCATCTGCACAACAAGGGACACAGGGTGTGCCTTTCGTGCTCACGCGCACACGATTACACCAGGTATCACAAGAACCTAAAGCCGGAGTTTCAACGCATCGCTGACTCCTACTACTCGGACATCATGCGCGACGCAGCCTAGAAATCTAGACAACCATGGGCTTGTGCGATACTCCGTGGCGAACACCATCGAGACGACCAGGAGCGCCATGGCTATCTACAAAGACCTGCAGACGAAACTCACGCTGAGGTGGACCGATGTCGACGATGTCATGGCGACCCAGCGCGCACTGATCGAGGTCACTCCGTCTGGCGCCGAGGTTGAGCTTCCGCGTGGCGAGAAGGGCGAGAAGGGCGATCCGGGTACTCCGGGGCCGCAGGTGTGGTGGACGGGCCTGATCACGGACCCTGCTGAGCTCCCGGGTGATCTGACGGGCACGGATCGTGGCGCAGCATACGTGGACACGAACAGTAAGTCGCTCTGGATATTCGATGGCGCGGACTTCTTCGAGATCCCGGATTTCGTGGGTCTGCGTGGTGAGCCGGGGGAGACGGCGACGATCCAGGTGGGGAGTGTGGTGACTGGCGAGGAAGCGTCGGTGTCGGTGGATGCTGCGGCGTCGACTGATTCGGTGACGGTGTTGGATTTTGTGCTTCCTCCGGGGCCGAGGGGTATCCAGGGCAATAAGGGCGACCCTGGCGATCAGGGCCCGTTGTCTTCTGCGGATGATGTGGATGTGGTGACGACACCCCCCACCACTGGTGACGCTTTGACGTGGTCGGGGAGCAAGTGGGTGCCGCGGCAGGCTACTGCCCCGGTGGGGCCGTTCGCGTTGTCGGCGAATGATTTTTCGGTGGCGAATGTGAACCTGATTCAGTCGGGGTCGTGGTCGTCGCAGATTGTGGCGACGATGACGGTTCCTGCCCTGCCGTTTGATTGGCGTCCGCTGGTCATTGGCGGCCGCGTGGAGATGGAAACGCCGCTCGGCTACCAGGTGGATGTTGAGGTGCGTGTGGGTAATGCGCAGCAGGGCGACATTGTGGGCTATGGCCGTGGCCATGAGTTTCAGCGGTGGCATGATGCGACGATCATCCAGCCGGAGTATTCGCAGGCGGTGACGCCGGGGTCGTCGTATGGGGTGGTGAAGGCGAACACCGCCACGTCGATCTATGTGGTGCTGGTGAAGGCGGGCGGAACGGTCGGCGCGTGGAAGTCTGGCCGGAAGAACAATGGTCTGGTTGTCATGGCTCAGCCGGTGAACACGGGGTACTGATATGGAACAGCGCGACATTAACAGCCGCACGAGGGCTGACACTTTCGGCCTCCGCCCCGACATTTACGATGCACTGTCTGGCAACATGGTGAAAAAGACAGATCTGGAGTCGCTGCTGCCAATGTCGGGGTTCTGCCGACTCGCCGGCACCGGAACCAACGTTGAGCACCTGGCAAATAAGTTTCTCCCGTTCAACGTACAAAAGGGTCCGGCGCTCGGCTGCGAAATACACGCAGAAGACGGGATCGTTCTGAACGCGATCGGAATGTGGGAGGTGAAGGTTCGAGTTCTGTCTGCGGTTTCCACTCTTCCCGCCGTCGCTGGTTACGCGGTGACTCGGCTAGAAACCTTCGATCCTGACGGGAATATGGTTAGCCGTGAAGTCGGGAAAGTGGCGGGTTCTGGTGTAACTGGCGGATACGGGCAGGCGTCTATCACTGTTTCCGATAATATTGTGGTGGACCGTCCGGGGTATCGGACTCGTGTTTATGTCCTGACGACAGGCGGTGTTATTACCGCTAACTGGCGTCAGGAAGAGGGAACGTCGCTACTGTCTGCCCAGTATGTTTACAACGGCGTTTCCGGCGGTGTGTGATGGTCGATTTCATGAAGGTGACGCACCTGATCACCGCATTCCTCCCGGATGGTCCTGACGTCGGCTACGACCCGGATCCGACTCCGGTGCAGGGCAGTGTGTCGCTGGCGCCTGTGGGCACGGTGACGACGGTGGTGGATGACGTGACGGTGGTTGGCGTTCCCGTGGACGTGCCGATCGTCGACGGGGTGCTGACGTGGCGTGGCGCCCCGTCGATCCGACTGTTGGCTGGCATCCGGTGGCGTTCCACATGGTCTATCAAGGTCGGATCCACCCCGCTGCGCTTGCCGACTACAACTTTCATGGCCGAGCCCGGTTCGGCCCTAGACCTGAGTGAGGTAATCAATGGCTGAGTTTTGCACTATCAAGAGGGTACTTGCCGCGTACAGGGCGGATGGTGCGGACGATGGCACGGACCACGACAAGGTAGCGGTACAGGGCAAGGTGACGCTCACGCCTGTCCTGTCCACTGGTGCTGTGACGATGTACGAGGATGGTGCACTGGTCACTGTGCCCCTGCAGCCGATGGAGGCCCGCATCCAGAACGGGAAGGTCCGGTATCGGGGCGCGGAGGGTATTCGTGTGGTGGCCGGTGGTCAGGGCATGAACCCGAAGACCATCGTCTACAAGGCCACCTTCTCGGAGATGCAGGCGGGTGGCTGGTCGTTTAAGCTTCCCGCAATCCAGTTCGATGCTGTTCCGGGCGGCGAGGTGGATCTGACACTGGTAGCCCCAGTACCGAATGCGCCGGATGGGATTGTTCGTGGCCCAGCCGGCACGTCCATCTCGGATGTGCTGGTGGAGGGCACGGATCTCGTGGTCATGGTGACGGACGAGTCCGGTACCCGTGAGCTGTCGCGCCTTCCGCTGGATGATGTGGTGCGTGCTGAGGCGCAGGCTGCCGCCCAGTCGGTGAAGGATGCGCTTGCCGCCGAGCTTGGTGACGCGTCTGAATCTGCGGCGAAGGCGAAGGCGGAGGCGGATCGGGCGACCGAGCAGGCTTCGGCGGCTTCGGGGTCGGCGGATGCTGCGCGTGCTGATGCTGTGGCAACGGCCGCTGATCGGGTGAAGACCACCGCCGACGCTACGGCCACGGCTGCGGATCTGGATGAGACAGTCAAGAATCGGGTGTGGTCGGCTATGGCACGAGATTCGGCACAGTCTGCCGCAGATAAAGCTGCTGGGTCTGCGTCGACAGCGACCACCCAGGCTGATCGTGCAGAATCGGAGGCCGACCGCGCACAGGCGGCGGCCGACTCTGTGGACACCGACGTTATCCGGCAGGAAGTCACCGACCAGATCGCCGCGGTGGTGGACGGCGCCCCTGCTGATCTCGACACTATCCGCGAGGTTGCGGAGTACGCCCAGGAAAACCGGGACATCACGGACACGCTGAACGCCGCCATCGGGCAGAAAGTCGATAAGCGCACCACCGGCGCCAATGTGGTGTATGGCTTCGGAGGGCCAGAGGCCGGCGGGGCGTACCGAGTATCAACCACATATGGCGGAGACCGGATTGTCCAGCGGGATTCTATTGGGCATGTGGACCTGCCAACCACTCCCCAGGGTCCGGGCAATGCGACAGCCAAAGCGTATGTGGATGCACAGGTCAACGCCGTGAAGGCGACTGCCGATGCTGCACTCCCAGCGTCGAAGATCCAGGTTGTCACCGCCATGCCAACCACCCCGGTGGCGGGAACAATCTACCTTGTGACGGGGGCCTGATATGCCAATCAATATCGGTAATCTCCCCCTGGTGTCGGCGTATGTGGGGAGCACTGAGATTAAGTCGATCTACGCCGGTTCGACGTTGGTGTGGCAGAACAAGGCGCGCACCACCGTTGACTACAAGTGGAGCGAGGCCCAGACGTCCCCGTACCGAGTGATGTTTCTCGGCTCCTCTACGACCTACGGCCACGCGGTAGCATGGACTGAGGGCTTCGCTAACCAGATGGTAGCGCACATCGTGTCCGATCAGATCCCCGTCCCGGCTACGCCGATTCAGCGCTCTACGTCGTCCCGATCGGCGCCGACCGCTGCAGGCTTCCACTTCCATAACGCCGGCGTCGGCGGCACGACGTCGATCAACTACTGGGGCACCGATCAGAAGAATCTCACCGCCGCGTACCGCCCGCGCCTTGTCATCCACATGGTCGGGTCGAACGACTACGCGAATGGCACCGCGCCGACGACGTACAGGTCTTACATTGAGCGATCCATTGGCGAGATCAACAATAGCTCGGCTGGATGTCACCATCTGCTGGTGCACCAGTTCCAGCGCGAGGACGTGACCAATCCCGCGTACCCGTGGACGGACTACCGCGACCAGTTGAGATCCATTGCTGCGTCCCGCGACGACACTGACTTCTGCGACGCGAACAGAATTCTCACCGAGGAGATCGGCTGGGATTCTAGCTACCTGCAGTCCGACCGGGTGCACGCAAACTGGTTCGGCAACACCCTGCTCGCCAGAGCGGTGAGGAACTTCCTCAAGTTGAACGACCATGAAGGCGAATTGATCTACGGTCTGGATGCGTCCGACCTCACCTACTCGGCAGGGCAGCGGGTGACGAACTGGCCCGCAATTGCAGGATCGCTGATTAACCTTCCTGCTACCGAGGGATCGAACAACTCCCCGATCATGAGGCGCAACAATCCCTCTATTCCGTTTGTTGACTTCTATAATGGGGCGTTGAGACTTAAGACAACATCGTGGCCTGGCGCAGTTGCCGCCCCTATGACCATGTTTATGGTCACAAACCGGTTCAACGACGGCTACGGTAACGACATGAAGCCCATATTTACTAGAAATTACGTGTCCGATGATGGGTATCTATGGGCCTGGAGACAGACTAACGAGAATAAGATTAAAGCGGCGCTAAGTTCAACCACATCGCCAGGCGTAGTCGTTGACAGAGGCAAGATCGACTACGACATGGTAATGGCTATTACTTTTCATCCGAACGGGTGGGGCTCGCTATATGTCAATTCAACTTCGGGGACCGATATGGCACCCACGGGAAGCGACACTGCGTATGGCCCCTGGCTTAAGTCATTCAAACTTATGACTAACACTGCAGAAAATGTACATGGTGAAGCGAATGTCAGATACTTCTCCTTAGTTAAGGGGACCGAGGTGGCAGACACCATGAGGTCACTCGGCGCCAGGTTCGGCATCACTATCAAGGAACAGGCCTAACCCCCGCACCACACCAGTGACGGGGGTTACTTCGGCGCGTACCCGCCCAGAACCGACAGTGCCTGGCGTGCAGCGTCCTGCCCCAAGTGCATGTAGTTCCTGGTTGACAAGATCGTCGAATGGCCCGCCAACTGGCGGATCACCTCCGGCGACACACCCGCCTCCAACAGCAACGTCACCATCGTGTGACGAGTGCTGTGCAGCGTGAGCGGCCGCACCCCAGCCCGAACACACAACTCCTTCCACGCCGCACGATCCACCTTCGGATCCTCCGGCTGACCACACTCATCCGGCCACACCAAACCCAACGCCGTCACCGGCGCCGCATCACGCCACTCCCGGAGAGCATCCGCCAGCGGCGCCGGCAAAGGCACAGCGCGCACCGACGCCGACGTCTTCGGACGCGTAAACCACTCGCCCCGGTACGCGTGCCGCACCTCCATCCACCCCGGCACATCCGGCTCACGATGACGACACCGCTCCGGCATCACACCATCCCCACACGCACACCCATGACCATGACGCCACGGCAACCGCTGCACCTGCCACGACAAATCCACCAGACCCGAATCGACGTCGACCCGATCCCACTCCAACCCCAGAAGCTCAGCCTGCCGCGCACCAAGCACCAGCGACGCCAACCACCGGGAATACATCTTCGGCCCATCACCCCGAGCCGTCGCCAGAATCGCCTGCGCCTCCACACGCGAAAACGCACCACGCGGCTCCATCCGGGCACGGGGGCGATCCATTCGGTCACACGGATTATCACGGATGATCCCCTCACGAACCGCATCCTTCAAGCACTTCGCAAGTGTCGCATGCACCGCCTGCACAGTCCGGTCAGACGCTCCACCCTCACGCATCACCGCATGCAGATGCCGCACATCATCCACCGTCAGTCGATCGAGCCTGCGCTCGCCAATCGCCGGACGAACATGCACCTTCAGGTACGACCTGTAGTTCGCCAGCACGCGGGGCTTCACCCGCTCGTGCGCGATCGTGTCACACCAGTGCTGCATCCACACTGACACTTTCGGCTTCTGGCCCGGGATGTACGTCCCGTCCTCAATCTCCATGAGCTTGGCTCGCCGCTTAGCGATCGCCGTGTCCCGATTTCGGGAGGTGCAAGCGATACGATTCCTGCGACCATCCGGGCCGACCCCGAGGTCGATCTCCGCGATCCAAAGCTGCTTTGACTCACTCCACCTCGGTGGGTGAATGTCCCCTCTGATGGCAGTCAT